AAGATTCGGCACAGGTGTGAAAGATATTCACGTACTAGTACTAATAACTACTATGAGATACAAATGGCAGGGGACGTGCAATATGTCCTGTGACGGGACATCACGAAGGAGATATTAACCTATGACACTAACTATCACATTCGCGGTAGGCAGCATGACAGAAGCGATAGCGCTTGCCGACGCATTACAGACACTGGCCCTTACCGGCGCGACGGTGGATGCAAAAGAGATAGCCAAGATGATTGAGGGCACACCGATTACTCAAGTGGTGATAGGCAACTAGTTGCATATGGATTTGAACGCGTTCAACAAAGGAGGGATGCAGGGCAGTAGGATGTCTACTCCCTTAGAGTCTAGCTGGACTCCGAGGGATGACAAGCGGATCATGGTTAGGTTAGTCCTTATGACACTGGCAGTTATCATAGGGATCATTTATCAACAATCGGTGTAACCATGGGCGATGTGGATGCATCTAGGTAGGCAAGGATTGAGAGAGGAATGACTAATGAAACGATATGAATTCTATTTTGCACCCGAGGGCAAGCACGTGGACGGATTCTTGGCCGATAGTTTGAAGTCTGCCAAGACCATGTTCTATCGCGCTAATCCAATGTATCGCAAGGCCAAAGGAGAGATTTATTGGGAAGTGTGGGAACAATCGACATAGAGACATGCGAGATAGGGATACTGTCCCTATCTTGGATAGCTTAAGCTCATCCAATACCAATACATAGGAATGAAGGAGATTGATTATGGTAGTGTTTCATGATGTGAGAGAACTGCAACAGGCGTTATTTCGTGCCAATGGCGCATTGAGATATGCTTTGATCGAAGGGCAGGAGATTGAATCGACCAGTACGTTTCTGGCTGAATACATTCTCAATGATCCTGAGGGGAATCAGGCGAGTTATACCAAGGGGCTAGTGAGTACATTGCCAGTAGTCGATGGTTCACCCCAGGACCTAGAGAATAGGTACGGCAAGGCGAAGGAGATCGGCATCGACACGGCACGGCAGGGCAGTATCAGACAGGACATTCTGGCAGGAGCATACCATGAGTAAGGGACAGTTTGTATTTGTTCTGATATTCCACGCGGGAATCGTATCATTTGCGTTGTACCTGGGGACACATCTATGAGCTTTGTTCAGAGAGCACAAGGGGCCTTTACCGTCGAGGTTCACGGGGAATATCATTGTGGACCTAATCACGATAGCCCTAAACAGTTCACATATGAAGTAGAGATCCATTACCCGGAAGATGCATTGGATGAGAATGGATTCCTACTCGACAATCTGTTTTGTGGCAGGTATTTCAACTCTCTACAATCCACCGATTTGTCATGTGAGAGACTCGCGAAGAAAGCCGCTATGGACCTGCACAGCGCGGCAAGGATGGCGAAACGTACGGCAGTAGGGATATGGGCTATTCCTGGTGCCGCGAAGATTGAGTACACGGTATCCGATAGTGGCACTTGCGTAGTTTCCAGCTAGGGTCTCGCAGATAGGGCAGATAGTGACAGTCTGCCCATTCTGGGATATCTTCCCATAGGAGAATTAGGAATGTTCACGATAGGTGATGTACTGGCCGATAAGGTTCAACGGACACAACCAGGACCTAGGCCGATCTATACGATCGCGGCAGAGATTAGGCGAGATTGGAAGAAAGTCAATTATGCTGCCGAACCATATCTCAATGCCATGAGAGAATTGGACTCGATCAATGATCCGTACTTTCAGGACTCGGGACGGTCGATTGTGGCATACTTTTTGAGCAATGCAAGCTCATGGCGCGGCGACACGGCCAAGAGGGTTAAAGCGGAGTTGAAAGGACTCCTAGGCAAATGACGTGCAAACTATGTGGTGGTCAATGTTCACTACTAGGGACACTAGGACTCCTCAAATGGTTCAGGTGTATCCAATGCGGTATGGAATGGAACAAGAGAGACAGAAAGAAGTCTAAGGAGGTGTTCGAATGACCCTTAGAGAGTGGTGTTCCATCACAGGAGTACGTCCGATCATTCCTAAGCATTTCAATGACCGTGTAGTGCCAGATACGGCAGGGATCATAGATAATCGCGTGGACCTATGGCACTTGGATGATTACGTAGTTTCTGCCGTAACTGGTGGGAGTATATGGCTACACCCTAGGCATGTGATAAAGGGTGAATCGAAGGAGGAAACCATCGCATCGAATATAACCAAGTGAGTCCTGTAACCTCCTTCTAGGATTTCGCGGGAAGGGGACATTGGCGGTCAATCTGCTAGTCCCTTTTCTGGGATATCTTCCCAACAAAGGACACAAATACAGTATGCTATCGAATAGGTTTAGATTCTACCTGGGGACAGGAGTTACCGGCCAGGGGTTCCATATCACGAATGTGGATGAGAGATTAGAGACGGTACTTGAACGGACTGCAAAGGTATATGGCGGATTCACACTCACTAAGAGTGAGGGTGGATGGACGAATGACAAGGGGAAGTTTGTACGTGAGCCTAGCGTGGTGATTGAGGTACTAGAGGCGTACCCCCTGATCGGCGATGATCACGCGGTAGTGAACACTAGGGCTAACGATCATGCCCAATGGATCGGCAAGGTGTTTGATCAGGAAAGTGTATTACGCACTACTGAAGTGGTGAGTAGTGATTTTGTCGAGAGCTATCCTGAACCGATGGATCAGGAAAGGGAAGAATTCCTGCGGGTACACCTGCACGAGTTGAAACATGATCAGAGGTAACAGGAGATAACTATGGGAATGAGAGCAACATCACAACAAATTAACTCTGCCGTGCGTAAGGTCCAGAAACAATATGGACCCTTACGGCATCGGGTTATCTATGCCAGCAATGGCGAAACCGCGATCCTTTGGTATGATGCCAGTACCAATGATTGGGTACTGAATCCAGCAATTGCAGGGGCTAACGCTAAGAGAGGAGGTAATGATACCCCCTATGGCGAACAAAGCTACCAAGCATAAAGGATGGTCAAAGAGGATAGAGAGGAATATTCTCTCTGTCCTCTCTCAAGCAACAGACCAAGAGAGAGATATCGGTATGTTCTGGTATCGTGATGCGAATAGCGCATGCCAGATCATAGCAGAGAGACAAGAGGTACCACTACCGCATGTGATAGGGGTAGTGGCCGCGCTGTCCCCTGGGAATGAATGGGGAAGGAATCTATTAGATGCTGAACGTTTGATCGATGGATGGAAGATAGATAACGTGCCAATGGTAGGTAGTTATGGCATGGGGAATATCACTAAGGCAATTCGTATTCTCAACGGTGAGATTCCTATGGATGTCCTGGGAGGGAATAAAACCAAGAGTTTCTACCAGAACATATTAGACCCTGAATATATAGGGGTGGTAACGATTGATCGGCATGCTAAAGGACTTGCTATAGAGTCTAGGAGCAACCGAGGCGCTACGGCAGACAAGGACGCGATAGTAACCCCAGGGGAGTATCCCTGGTACGCAATGCATTACGTTAGACTTGCGGAGAGGTTAGGACTAATCCCTAATCAGTTGCAGGCGATTACCTGGGGAGTGTGGAAAAGATTAGCTGAATCCAAAGGCTAACGGTAGTCATCAAATCAGGCAATGGTAACTAACCATAAGGAGAATAGAGAAAGGCAATGACTGTATATAGGTATGAAGATGAGAAGGGATTTGGGCCGTTTCAGGCACCTAAGTTAAGGCGTGCATATCCTTTTGGAGATTGGATGTACTTCGAGGGGAACAATATGCCAGTGCCATTTATGGACGGTGTTGAGATTCCACCTAGGAGTGGGTTTAGTGATTGGTATGAGTGGAAGGCCGTAACAGATCATCGGAATTGGGATGAGTTCTATACCAATGGGAATAAAGGCGAGAAGGATATAGTGTTTGCATTTGCCAATAAACGACAAGCGCAGGAATACTTCGGACCAAAGGCGCGGAATCTTTTTGAGAGATATGGCATCCAACTAAAGGCATATCAAGTGCCGAAGGATAAGGTGTCTATCGGCGGACATCAGGTTGCGTTTGTGAGAGGGGATATTCAGAAAGGGAAGGAAGCATCAGCATGATAGTAATTAAAGGCGTGAGAGGGAATGCCAGTGAGTTTTATACGGATCTGAAGGTAGATCCTGAGGGGAATGAGTACAGGATCGTCCTAGACCGGAGAAAGGCACCGGCTAAGTTAACCCCGCATCCGCTTGAACTTATCCAGCATCTAACTGGATACATTCCGCCAGGGTTGGCCTGGGAGAAAGGGGATATTGAGGAGGAGGTGTTTGAAGAGGGACCTAAACGATTGTGGGCGGTGAGGAATAGAAAGCCGAGGGAATATGGACAAGTTCTCTATTAAAGTAGATAAGGGTATCCCCATAGAGGGGAATCCCAGGAATGCTAAATATCCCTGGGATGAATTGGAGGTAGGGGATAGTTTCTTAGTGAAGGCAAAGAATTCTGGAAAGTTATCAGGGGGTATACATAGGCGGAATTTAGACGGCACTAAACATTTTGTGTCTAGGCGAGTTGATGAAGACCATTATAGGATCTGGAGGGACAGATGATAGATCCCTGGGCGGACCCGATTAGTGATTATGAGTTCAGTAGTGATTTAGGAAGGGAGAATAGGGACTATGAAGAAACTGTTAGTGGGAGAGAAACCAACGGTACGCGAGGTGGAGGTACAGTATCAAGGAAGGAACATAATTATCGAAGTGGATTCGTCCGGTATTACATACCGTCTGAAGGGGCTAAGCAAGGACAAAAGGTACGTATTGCGCCACGCGGACGCCATACCGGTGATTAGGGGGTTGGGGATTACGAATAGGATCGCAACAGGGACGGTGGAGTGATGACACTACTAGAATTCTTCAGTAAGTATAAGGGATTATTAGAAGCTAACCCTGGATTGTCTACGGACGTAATTAATCTGGTGCAGCATAGCACGGCGGTAGGATATCGACAGGGTGAACGAACAGAACATGATTACCCGAGGACCAATTGACGATAGTAGTAACAATCCTAATCCTATTGATGGTGGTTGGGATTGAGGGGATGAAAGGGAAAAAGAGGAGATGAAATTGTGACATCCAAACAACGCGAGGAGATTCTAACCCTCCTCAAACTCAAACGTGCGGGACTGTTAGCATCGTTGTCCCCGGCGAAGAGGGCAGAGAGGATAGATGTAGAGAGATTAGCAGATCCATTAGATCGTGCGACACAGGCCGCTAATCGTGAACAGGGCGCGGGGGAGATCAACCGGGAGACCAAACTCCTTGAGAAGGTGAACTATGCGATACATAGATTGCTCCTTGAGGATATTGATGTGGAACTGGCGACTCCGTATGGGGTATGTACGAATTGTGAAGAAGAGATACCAATGGCGAGGTTACGGATAGTGCCGGAGAGTGAATATTGCCGTGAATGCCAGGAGGTTCGGGAGGGATATCATGCGTAGAAAACCAATCAATAATCCAAGAGGAGTGAGAAGGAATCCAGATAATTATGGCACGAAAGAAGAACTACGTATCCAAGCGCTCAGTAAGATCATCAAGAACACCTTCAAACGTTGCGGTGGTGAAGGATGCAGAGTGCGTATCAGTAGCAATAAGGAATTCTGCCTTGCCTGTAAAGAGGGCGGTGCAGGTGCTCACTGATTACGGCGGGTGTTATGAACTGTATGAGGGGGAGGAATACATAAGGTTCTGGATCAAGGGCGTGGATGGGCCAGTACCGAAGGAGTATGAGATATGCAAACTTTGACTTGTGATTATTGTGAAACGCCATTTGGCTATTCGGATGAAAATGTTTACACTACATTATTTTGTTCTAAAGCCTGTATGCAGGGGGCGGAACAGGATTATAATAGTATAGTTGCTATCGCCCAGCGAAAAGCAAATAGAGAAAAACAAGAAGCCTTGGAAATGGCTAAGAGGGGAACTTTCCCAGCATTTGAGGAGTTTAAAGAAGAACAGAAAAGGAGACAAGGAACTGTATGACATATCTACCATTAAACATTCGAGGAAGGAAGTTTGAATACCGTCTCCGTCAGCGACAGGCGACGGTATGTGACGTACTAGAACACGGGGTGGTTGTGGCGCAGGGGATTACCTTCCTGAAGCCTGGAGAAGAGAATGATGTGGACTATGCTGGGCAGGTGGCTATATCCCGCGCCGCTGAGGCGCTGGCGGGGGCAGGAGCGATCCCTAAACGACTAGCCGGGACACTAGGGGGATTCATGTTCAGCCGCGCCAAGCTCGCCGCAGCGGCCAAGGCAGGGCAAGGAAGGAAACGCCTACGACAGGTGTTCGACAAGCTGGGGGCGACTATGGGGATTCCACCGATAGTATTGAAGGTTGAGTTAGACTCTATGGATGCGGCAATCGGCCCACCTTCCGACTCATTAAAGTTCCTCAACCTCAATTAACACCTATACAGGGGTGTAAAAGTGTATACCCACCCTGAACCCCAGTTACAGTAGGGGGATTAGACAGATGTCATAATCTCTCTAATTCTATGGTATATTAGGTACATAGAGATATGGACAGAGAGTTTTGATAGCTTTTGCAGGAGAGGGGATGTCGAAATGCGGTTTAGACAAGGGGGAGATTTGGACACTGAGACCTATGCCCGTTGTCTACCTTTGTTTGCAACAACGACTAAAGGCCGGGAAAGCTCTGTCCATATCTTACAACCCCTATTCTGCTAGTTAGTTATCTTGACACGAAACCTATATTTATATGGTTAGGCCCCCCCTGGGGCTGGTGATGTGGGTTGGTGGGCGTGAAAGGGAAATTGTATGGATTCTATATTAGACGTGGCGGGAGAGGAAACGGTTGCAGAAAAAACATTAAGAAATGGTAGTAAGAAGGCGAGGTATATTATCGAGGATCTGTTCCCGGCAGGACGAGTGCATTTGATCGGGGGTGCGAGCGGTGTGGGAAAGACCACGATGCTGTTCCAGCTCTATAAGGCCCTCCACGATACCCCGCCAAGCGATTTCCTGGGCCGTAGGACGATGCCGGTGAAGTGGGCGTACATCTCAGGGGATCGGGCGGTGGACAGCGTGTACGAGACGCAGGAGCGGCTGGAGGTGAAGTTTCCGGTGTTCTCACTGGTGGATGAGAATCTGGTAGGTGCGGACCTGACGGGAAAGATCCTGCCTAGGCTCACCAGTCTCTATGGATACAGGCCAGATTTCATCTATATTGACGGATTCACAGGGATGTGTCCTGACGGACAGGTGAACAACTACAAGGTGGTGAGTAGTTGGCTGGCGGGATTGCAGAGATACTGTAAGATCAAGGGAGTTACGATTGTTGGAGCATGTCATACCACGAAAGTCAAGGAGGGGGAGAAGTTTTTGGACCCTAGACAGAAGATATTAGGATCTGTGGCATGGGCGAGCTACAGTGAGGGAGTGATAATTATCGAGAGCGGGGAGAAGGACAATCAACGGATCGTGAGTCTCCTTCCACGTAATCATCCTAATGAGATGTTGAATATGTCATTGAATGACCAGGGGTGGTTTGAACTGCCGGAGAGGATCGCCAAGGCCGAGGGATATAGCAGGTTCATCATCGATACGATACTGGAGGGAAGGGAGAAAATACCTGGAGCGAAATTTGATTATTCTCATCTAATGAGTGTGGCGGTTAAGAAGGGGGTGAATAGAAGGACGTTTGATAGGTATATTGCGAAAGAAGTAGAGGATGGAAAGCTGGTGAGGGTGAGGAAGGGGGAATATGTCATTGGGGAAGGAAAAGCCAGCAACGAACAGGGAGAAACTGGAGCGGGCGTTAGCGTCAACTAAGTTTAGTGCTGAGGGGTGGAGCGAGGCGGGGAGTCGGGGCATGAGGATGAGGACGCCGGAGGGATTTAGCAGGGAGAAATTTAAGGAGAGATGGAAAAGGGGGAATGAGGAGAGGATGATTAATTCTCTCAAGAGGTGGGGGAGGTTTGGTGGGATGACGATGAAGATATTGTTTCTTCTCAAGGACGATGATGAGAAGTTTAGGACGCTGAGTGGGAAGACGGTGGTGGTAAGGAAGATACCGAGCCAGGGAAAGTTAATGGAGATTGTGGACGGGTTGATTGCGGGGGTGGTTGAGGAGGCGAGGAAATGAAAATCTATCCTGTATACTATCGTATTGATTATGGGGATGATATCAGTTCTGGACTGTCTGCATTTCTTACAAAGGAAGAGGCGTATAAATGGGCTAAGGCTCAAGGAGCGTCTCTAATCGAAACCGTGGTTGAGGAGGTGGAGATATGACAGAACTAGACGAAACTTGTATTTCTTGCGAAGAAGATCCTGATAATGAAGAAACAGATCCATACTATAAATGCCCAAAGTCTCAACGTCCCTGCGGACACCACTGTAACCATTCATGGTCACATGAAAAATGTGACTGGTGCGGTGCGGAGTTCGGGGAAATAGAAGAATCTCCATCTGTTGAATATGAACGTGAAATAAAACACTAAAGGGGATAATTATGCGAAGCTATTCAGATCGTTCACGAGTACTTGAGGGGCGTAGGTGTCCCCGGGCACGATGGTATGGATATGAGGTACCCAACGGTACGCCTATCTCAGGTGTACGTCCCAATCGTATGAACATGGATCTTCTCACTGGTGGTGCGTTTCATGAGGGGATTAATCACCTATTGTTAGGATCTAATGTGGATGAGGCGGTGGGGAGAACATTAGAAGGGTATGGGAAGTGGAAAGGCTATTGGCCGCAGGTGAAGTCTGTGGGGCTGGCACTGGAGGCGGGTGAGGATGCGAGTTATGTCTATTACGAACAGGCGGCACTGATCGAGGCATTGATCAGAGGGTATGATTATTTCGCGTTGCCGCAGATAAAGGAGAGGTTTGAGATTGTCGAGGCGGAGAGGGATGAGAGTGCAATTTTCACACTAGGTAGTCGAGAAGAGAATGATCCTATTCTTGGATTCGATCTAGTCTGGGGAATGCGAGGTGACGCATTACTCATGGATAAGGATACATTAGGACTATATATCCTATCCCTCAAGACCAAGAAGGTATGGAAACCCGTGCATGACGAGGAACAGAATCGTCATGATATGCAGGGGATGAGTGAGATTGCGACGGTGGAACAGCGGCTGGGGAGGTGGCAGAAGATAATGGATGAGGCGCAGGCCGGGACAATGATTCCCGTGCCGGTTGAGAAAATTACTGAAACCGTTCCTAGATGGTTTGTTGATAGATATTCTTCTGGTGCCTCTCCTTTCATCGACGCGGTAAAAATGGAGTTCGCCCTCAAGGGCACGCGTAAAGAATACCCAGAAGGGTCTGGGAAGTACACATATTTCAATCCTCTCATCCGGCCATTTAAGAAGACTGAGGACCTAGGCCCGGTGCGGATGACAAAGAACAAACAATTAATGGCGGGGATGATGCCATATGCATTGCAATGGAACTTCAAGGATGACATGGGAGGGAATCATACCCTGGGGAAGGGCTGGAGATCTACTCCTATATGGGAAGAGGGACAGATTGGGGTGAAGGAGTGGATGGGGATACTCGCCCATGAGTCCATCCAGGGGTTTGATCCAGGGTATGGAATACAACAGCAGTTTGTACTTCCTATGGAGTATTATCGGAACGAAGAGGATATTGACAGGTGGAAACGGACGATCCTCTATGAAGAACGAAGACTGGCAAAGGGACGACAAGACGTGTTCAACGTTCTAGGCCAGCCTGGGTTCGAGGAGAAACTGGATGAACACTTCCCCATGCATCCTGACTACCCTACTGACTGCTATTATTGTCAGTTCAAGGGGCTGTGTTATGGGAGTAAGGGGTATATGTATGATCCGTTGAGTAGCTTGACGGTTGAGCCCAGAACCCCTAATCACTTGGCTGAAACTTCTATCGAAGTAATTGCATCTGATTAATTGAGGAGCAGAAATGGCGCGTACACTATCAATCGAGAGTAAACGTTTTGAAGGCCGAGAGGTATACCCACGGGACCTTATTGTCAACCAAGAGGAGAATGGAAGGGCGTTTCCATATACAGTAGCGGACGTGGCAGATATCCTTGAGGACCTGGAGGCAGGTCGGGGGATTATGCAGGCGATTACCGTGGTGCCAGTTAAGACTGAAACTGGACCTAGCCTGAAGGTCATCATCGGCTATCGTAGGTGGTTCGCGGCGAATGAATATGGTAAGACCCATCCTGAGTTCATGATTCCGGTGGTGCTAGAGACGGATAAGGACAAGTCAGAGGTTGACATCTTGGTTGATAACCTCAGAGAGAATGTAGCGAAGAAGTCTCTGACTATTATCGATCACGGACGTGCGGCAATGCGGCTCACTGAGAGTAAATACAATCAGCAAGAGATTAAATTAATCCTTGGTCTGGGCAGTGAGGCGCAGGTGAGTCAGGCGCTGAAGCTGGTAACGGAACTCCCGGAAGCGGTGCAGATCAAAGTGCATAAGGGAGAGATCACGGCGGATGATGCGTTTACTCTCTTGAAGGTGAAGGACATGCAGAAACGGGCAGAAGTTATACAGAATGTATTATCTTCTCCTCCGCCAACGGTACAAGAGATGCAAGAACCTCAGGAATTGAAAGCTCCTCGTGGCGCGAGATCTGCCGCGATTCGTGAGGCTGCTGAGGAAGCAGGCGCGGTGATCACGATGAAGATGCCAGGGTTTAAGAAGTATTTGAACGAGGCGATTGATGAAGAGGGGCCTGGGAGTAATCATGGAGAGGTGGAATTGAAGAAAAAGATCCTCCTACGGCTGGAAGGAACCATTTCAGATAAGCAACTCGACAATGCCTTTGGGAAATATTGTAAAGAGAAAGGAGCATAATATGAAGAGGATATTGAAATTTGCATCGTTGGATGATCGAGATTTGGCTATCGCTGAGGCTGCGTATACCCTGGCCCTGGCGCAGTTTGTACGCCGTGTGCCGGAGCAGAAAGAGTTTGTGGAGGTGGTGTTGGCGGGAGAGGCGGTTGATCCGAAGTTTTCACTGGTCAACCAACTAGAGCGTACACTAACCGACCAGACCTTGCTCGACAAACAAAAGGAGCAATATGAAGCAGCTTAATGTGGCGGTGCCGATAGTGTGTGTGGCTATGTCATTGTTCGTGGGCGGAGTGGTAGGATATGCCATTAGTGACCAAACAAAACTGAAAGGATACACAGAACTCCAGTTCGAAAATGCACAGAACAAAGATAAGTTGGCCGAGGCGAATCTCCGCATCCTGGGCCTGGAGAAATACGAAACCGCGTATAAGACATTAATCGAGACCGTGAATGAGGTAATGACGCAGCAACCGCCACGTCAATTCAAAGGTCAGGAGTTTTAATGAAAGCAACAATGATCGACCCAGCAGAGCTAGAACAACGAGAGGTGATGAGGAGAAATGCCATTGCTAACGCCGCGATGGAGATTGCCAAGGCATTTGCTGGGAGTAATCGAGAGGGCATAGATGGAGTATTTTGCGCCCAACAAGGGCTAGTCGCGGCAGAACAAATCTTCAACTACGTCAATCCTCCCGTTGCCGCTCGACTACAGTAATTGCTATAATAAAAGTATCTCCCCAAGGAAAGGAATGAATGGAATTTCCAAAGAAATCAGAACCTAATTTACAAAATATTCCTATCTACTCTGAGATCGGAAAAGAGATACGCGAGAAGTTTGTACCCAAACCTGCGTTGTCCGACCAATCCTTCACAGTCTCAGACCCCCAGGCAGTGGCAGAAATGCTCCACAACACAATGGTCATGTACGGACCCACCGGAACGTTCAAGACCTCGCAGATAGGGCAGTTTGCTAGGTATATCTATGAGAAGACTGGGAAGAAAACAAGACTCATCACGGCTGACGGTGGGGGTTATGCGCCTATCCAGCCTGAGGTGAACATAGGGATTATCGAACCCTGGAGGGTGATTGACGAACAGAGTATGAACGCGGCGTTGATCGCTGCGAGTAAAGGAGCGTGGCCGAAGAAGTTGGAACATGGGATCAGGCAACCAGGGGCAGTGACGGTTCCATCCAGGGATGATAGGAAGAAACTCCTAGCTGACGTAGGCGCATTTGCTATCGAAGGCTGGGCGAGTATTTCCTCTGCTATTATGCGTGACGCTGTAGATAAGGGGAGGAAGATAAATGAGGATGTGGTATCGAAGTTTACCGAAGAGTCCGATTTTGGATCTTTTTCTTTTGGCGCTCCAAGTCGCGGGCATTATAACTATGCTCAGAACTTCATCCTCGATCTTATTCGGAATTTCTCTAGCCTGCCTGTTGAGCGGATACTTTACACTTCTCTGGAGGGTAAGGGAGAAGACAAACTCGACAAACAAACGAAGTATGGACCGTTAGTGGCAGGCAGTGCAATTACCGCTGCGATCCCTCAGTACGTAGGAGACTGTCTGCACTTCGAAGACTACCAGGAAGAGAAGGGTAAGGACCCATTGAATGAGAAGCAGAAGCTCTCTGAACTCAGGGTTCGCGCATGGTTCCAGTCCCATCCTGACTCCGCCACTGGGATCATGTGGCCTGCGAAGTCCAGGTTGGTCCCAGGGAAGATGGAGGCGTTTAAAAAGAGGATGAATGCACCTAATGGGTACTTTCTGTTAGGGAATGTGGGAGTGGGGGATTATCTCCGCGCTCAGGATGAGATGTTGACATTAGGGACGGATGACGCAAGGAAGTGGAAAGAGGAGATCGATGCGAAGAGGAAAGGATTAGGATGAAATATACATATACAAAGAAGGTTGAGACGGTTGAGACGGTAACAAAGCGCCCATCTGATATTTACTCTACGCCAGATGCCAAACAAAATATTGAAAAGCTGCTGGCGACCTATGAAATCGTGGACTTTCGTAGGCCCTCCGAGTTTGATCAATTCATTGCGGCACAATATGGATCTTCTGTTATGGAAAGACGTTCGGCGTGGGTGGCCGGTGACGAACCCAGATTTATCGTTGTTCCCAAAGTTCCCAAAACCACAGAAATTGATACGGTCTGGGAATGAAATAATCCCTGAATCTTTTATGCTCAATCTGTATCTAACTAATTGCAAGGAAGGAAACGAAAGGAAATAAATGGCGGACGAAACAAATAATCAAAGCTATAAAGTGGACCTGGATAGCCTAGACAGCTCGATGGTCGCGGAAGAGATCGAACTCAATCCCGATGCTAATCCTATGGAAGGCCCTCCGCCTATCGACGACGGGGTACATCGGGTGAAACTTTATCTGTCCCCGGACTGGGAACAGAAAGAAACGAAACCGAATAAGGCAGGGGAAAAGCGAACGTATTTCGCTACGAAGTTCTCTGCCGGGGTGGTCAGTGAGGACGCCAACAACAACCGCCGCGTGTTTGAACGCGTGAACACCCTCGTGTTTGACAACAAGAACCCGATGGCGTATATCATCCTTCAGATCCTTGGCGGGGCGAAGAATCCTGAGGCCCGTGCGTTTGTGGAGAGTTTGAAGACTCCATTGGCCCTGGCGAAGGCGTTTCGTGAGGCACTTGCCGGTGAACCTATCATCAAGGTCTCTACCAAATGGGTCGCGCAGTACAACGACGGCACGGCTGAGGCTCCGAAGTATAAAACTGCACTGTCGGGCCAGAAGAACTTTCCTAAGCTCCCTGGTTCTGACCGTTACAACCACGTGATTAACATTAAGGGCACGGGTGAAGTCGCCGCCCAGGCTAAAATTCAAGATTACTTCCCTGACTAATCCTTTACCAAGGACCCAGTTCCGCTCTCACTGGGGTTAAGGGAAGTACCAAGCTAGGGGCTAGAGAGGGGGAGGAGTAACCCGGATGGTTTATAGCTACGGTTCGTCCAGGCTTCCATCCCGCAGAAACCCCCTCCCGCTATGGTGTGGCGAGTTGAATACCTAGGCTTGGAGAATATAGGTCGAAGGTCCGGTGACGTTAGAGCTGAAGTAAGGTACCAACGGGATGAATGCCGTTAGGCTCTAAGACCACCCCAATTGACGAAATTGCCAATGACCAATAGAAAGGAATTATATGGCAACCAAGAAACAATCAGGTCCCGGTCGTCCCCAGAAGTATCCGTTGACGGCTAATCAAGAGAAGAGTATCCGCTCCCGTATCGCTAAGGGCGAGACGAGTGCGAGTATTGTCTCTGCCCTGGGCGTGCATGAATATGCTGTGCTGCGGGTACGGCGGAGTATGAATTCGGAAGGATAACCTTCCAACGATATGCGGAAGCGTGGCAAACTTCCGTTCCTGGGTGCTTCCTGGGTAGGTGAGGCGTAGACCAGTGAGTAACGGAGATTTAAATCCGGCTGTGACTGGCTGTGGGAGCCGATGGGTCATTCCCAGTTGGGTAAACCTGCGGATTGCCTCGGGTTTGTAGGTGGACCAGTGTGGAACCTTCTCATATTTAAACGGTTAGCCCCTGTACAGGGAAAGCTAGATAACTTTCACGTTCATATTCTAGTACCGTAAGCTTCGGAACGTTTAATTTCGAAAGGACACAAAACATCATGAAAATCCATTCCCCCAAACCCCTTAAGGCAATGAACAAGGAAGAACTCCAAGAGGAGTTGAATATTAGAGTTACCGAACCCTTCTGGAACTCCACGTCAGACGGTGAAGTGGTGAACTTCAACACTAACGGGATTGCAGTGAGAGAAAGGATTGATACTATTTATCGGATCGCAGAGAAGAGAGGGTGGGAACTTGAATAACTACCCTGCCGTTATACAAACTCATACCCATTGTCTCCTATGTAAACGGTTTGTAGAGGACCCTGAGATTATCTCTGCACTGCCGGATGAGGATAACCTACGAAATGTATGGCATTTGGAATGTATTATTGAGAACGGGAAACTATGGCCACACTAGACGAATTACTAAACACTGCCCCCCAACCATCCTCCCTGGAGGATGATAATTATGTCCCATCTTCCGTGCATTGCAAGTTCATCACCGGCGCGGCGGGCACTGGTAAGACATATTTACAAAAGAAACTAATCGAGGAGGACCCGAAGTATGGTCTACTTACTGCTACCACTGGCATTGCTGCTATTAATCTGGGCACTACAACTCTCAACTCCGTTCTCGGTTATTATGATACTGATAAGCTTAGGGATAACTTTGACCGGGGTTATCTTACATCTAAACTCCACAAAATAGGAAAGGGAGTAAGGAACCTCGTCATAGACGAAGTCTCGATGATGGACGGCAGGCAGCTCGACTACATCCACAACGCGGCGAATCAAGCGAATCAATTCAAGGACATGGAAGGGAGACCATTAGGGATCATTTGCACCGGGGACTTCTGCCAGCTCCCTCCCGTGAAGGCACCATGGGCATTTGAGGCGGATAGCTGGGCACATTTCGAACATGATACAGTGCGGCTGGAGAAAATCTGGAGACAGGATAATCTGGAGTTTCTTCAGGCTCTAAACCATGCGAGGAAGGGCGAGGGACAGGCAAGTGTAGATATCCTCAAGTCCCTCGGTGTCAAATTCAAACCCTCCGTGATGAAAGCCTTCCAAGGCTCTACCATCATGTCTAAGAATGATCAGGTGGATAATCATAATTACTCTGAACTGATCGCACTGCCTGGGGTTGCCTATGGTATGAAGTCTCTCACCTGGGGAGACCAAGCCAATGAGTGGAAGAATATCCCTGAGATGTTAAAGCTCAAGGACGGGGCCTATGTCATGATCCTTGCCAACGCCTCCCCGGCAGATGGGAATGGATTCGCATATGCTAACGGAGACTGTGGGACTATACAGGAGAAAGATGTCGATGGAACAATTTGGATCAAGCTGGTACGTAATTCATCCCTGGTTGGTATCAGGCCGATTATTCGATACAAGGTTGCGCGAGGAGATGAAGCGGAGCGGATGGGGCTGGACCCCTGGGACGGAGTTGTCAGGAATGAGGTATTGTACCCAGGGCAACAATTCCCGCCTACCCATATCTATTGTGAGGAAGGGTGTGACCATGACGCCCGTGGCATTCGACACGCGCAATGGGGACTCCCAAGCTATAACTGTAGTTCTGGAACTTGGAACACAGGAGCTATTAAGTTTTATCCCCTTAGACTCGCATACGCCACAACCGCTCATAAGTCCCAAGGGCTGACCCTGGATCGTGTACAGATCGACATCCGCGACCCGTTCTTTGGCCATCCTGGGATGGCGTATGTGGCGCTGTCACGGTGTAAGAATCATGAAGGGCTGACCATCGTAGGTGAACCGTTCAAGTTAGCAGAGAGAATTAAAGTTGATCCGAAAGTGAGAAAATATTTATGAAAAAACTATTGCTACTTCCGCTCCTGTCTGTGGTGATCTTCGCCCAGACACCTACACATTCCGTTACCATTACCTGGGCAGACACGGCTAACCCTGCCGGTACCAATTACAATGCTTATCGTTTAGTCGGTGCTTGTCCGTCCACTCCGCCCACCTCTGTCCCCTCTGGTTTCACCAAGATCAATTCCTCCCCCATCGTCCCCAAGACATATGTGGACGCGACAGTAACCGGTGGAACCACATATTGTTACTTCGTTACCGCGACAAATTCCACTGCGGTGCCTAATGAGTCCGTGCCGAGCAATGATGTGGCCCCTACGGTTCCTACTCTGTTCCCGCCGACGTTGATTCAGATTACGATATTGCAATAGGAGAGAAATATGTCAACGTTTCAAAAATTGGTCCTCCGTTCCCTAATCATGATCCTCCGCTACGTCACACAAGAACACGAACGTCCGCAGGATTATGAAGGAAGGAAGACCCTTATAAAGGAGATGACAGAGGAGATGCAATGAGAATCTTCTACGTCTCTCCTACAGGGGAAGTTGAGATAAAATGGTATGACTTCCCGAGAGTATTTGAGGTATAATTATGTTGAATACAGAAGAAATGAATGTGATAACCATGTTGACGGATGCATACACTGCATTTGTCGCCCTGCCCACGGCACACAGTGACGATGTGGAGATGTTTAGCACAGCCATCAATTCCGCACAAAATGTCGTCATGGCCCGATCAGCTATTCGTGAGCATCCTGAAGAATTCAGCCACGATTCGAGTTTCAAATAGAAAGGAAAATATGAAGAAACTAATTCTATTATCAATGCTGGCCCTGGGAATCCCTTCCCTCCCGGCTATGACCACACAGCCTAACGCTGTGTACACTGTGTTTACATTCCAGGGATCGGTGGTTATCCCGGTGCCGAAGAACCTTTGGCAATTCTTCTCCACCAAGGCCCAGGCCCAGGCGATGCTGGCCAAGGTCCAACAGATCGACCCTACTGCGCTGCTCACAGACGGACTGAATTCTGCCCTGTGGATTCCGGTGACCTATATGGACTCTGACACGAAGATCTGGGTCATCTCAGGTAAGGCCACCCAGGGCCATGTAGTTGGATTCACCGGCGATCTCAACAATCCCGACCAGTTCGAGGAATTTGCCGGTAGCCTCTATGACCGCTCAGTCGTCCATAACTTCTGGGTTGACCGGCCTGGGGATGTCCTGTCTGCATATGAGATTGCGCCGGGGCTGGCGGAATTACATTTTGGATCGGGGAACTGAGGAGTAGCATCTAAGATTTAAGCACGACAACCGGGCAGTCTGTATGATCCATCGGGTAAGTGCCTAAACTCCCTTATGAGGGAGGGAAGCTAGATCCAAGGGTGTGGCGCTAGAGTGTAATACAGTAGGGTCCGAGCCTACTTGCCGATATCCACCAAGAGGAGAATCAAAATGACCATTGAGGAAGAAAACAACGCATTAAAATGGGCGCTGGTTGACATGGTCATGCAGCACTGTATAGAGAGAAGTGGGGTGTACGAAACAGGTTGGCTAACGGCCAATGCAGACGCCCTGCGTCTCCTGTGTGAACTAGAATGTATGTCAATGGTAAAGGACGGATTCGGACGGGGAGTGTGGGCAAGGTTTGACAAGCCCCCATATTCTCTTTCCTTATCTGCCCCTCCCCTAGAGTCTGGAGAAACAAAATGACCATAACCTATTGCGACCGATGTACGTCCACAGATCGAATTAAATCTGTAAATATTACACAAGATGCATATGTAGAAAAAAGCCTGCATTTGTGCCTTAATTGTCGAGAATCCCTAACCCGGTTTCTTCAACCCCTTGCCAAGGTTGCCGTAGTGGACACCCCTAGAGTCTAAGGGTAACTAGACTGAGCTGAGTAGTAATGCTCTTAACACAAACGATTGCCTATATTTATAATTGGCGAATGCGGGCTACCTCCTACGGGAAGTGGCCCTACGCATAAAGGAGAGAGATGATTATTGAAGGAGAATCATTCTGTGATCGTTGTGGGGAGCTGAAAGATCTTACTGTATTAGATGTCACTTACAAAAAGTCTGCTTCATATTTTGTTTGCGAAGATTGTGCATTTGCATTATGGAAATGGTTAAAACCACAAGTTCCAAAAGAGTAGGAATCCAATGACCATCCCAGACTTCGCCACACTACAGAAACCCATCACCGATGGCCTCAGTTTCCTCATGGTAGTGGTAATCTACATCGAGATCCTAGCGAGGACTGTCGCTCAGACTATTGACGTGTTAAAGGGGTTGAGGAAGAAGGAGAAGGAATGAACCGTCAGCCTGACACTTGTAAAGGATGTACATTATATGACACCAACAAAGCTATTGGATTTATGTCTCCTGAAGGTCTCGGATCTTCTGGAGTCCTTGTCGTTGGCGACCATCTTGGAGCGAGAGAAGCACAAGACAGTCTTCCGTTGCGGCCAAATTCCCCTAGCGGTAGCGTTTTTCAAGGAATTATCCGCAGAATCTCCGGTCTCGACCGTTCACAACTTCTCCTTTCAAACACAATCTGGTGCCAGCCAGGAGCTGGAAATTGGCTTGACGGTGCGCCTTATGAAACCAGTGCAATCGAACACTGTCAACAATACAACCGAAAGCTCATCGCCGATAGGAGACCTAGAGCCATTGTCGCCCTCGGAGCAATTCCCACCCGGACCATCACCGGTATGGCAGGATACAATCAAGGCATTAAACTCATCCGTGGATACATATTACAATCGTCCCGGCCTGAATACTTTGTTGACGGAAAGCCAATCCCAGTCATCGCCACATACCATCCTTCATTTCTCCTCAGAGGCTCCAAAACTCGTTCCAAAGATAAAGAGGCTCAGTCAGGAGGAATGGGAGGCAAGGTTGAAAAAGCTCAAGGGGGAATGACGCTGGCGGGGGTGGTGACAAGGGATATAGAACTTGCCCTCAACATCGCCAAGGTAGGATTCAGAGGATATCGAAAGTTTAATGTCGTCAAGGGTGACAGAAATGTCATGGACAATATCATCCGCCTCGCGGAGAAACACCCTGAATGGGACCTTGCGTGGGATATTGAAACACCCCGTTCATTAGAGATGGCCGGGGATGAATCCGAGATCGACGTTATCAAAACCGAGGTGGATCAGATCCAGTTCGCATTTGACCAGACCACTGGATATGTATTCCCAGGATTCCGTACTGAATGGGTCAAGGAAGGAAGTAGACGCCTACTCGCTGGCAGGAACCGCAAGCTCACCTGGAACGGCTGGAAGTTCGATAACAAGGTTGTCGCAGGGCATGGATTAGTCATTAACGGAGAAGACGTAGACCTCATGGCTGCGTGGTCGTGGGTACAACCGGACCTTCCCAGGGGGTTGCAATTCGCCACCTCCTTTTACGCACCTGACCTAGCCCCTTGGAAGCACTTAGCATTCGACGCGGAAGAGGAATATGGATGCTGCGACGTGATCTCTCTCCACATGGACGCAGAGGGGATATTCTCGGTAATGGACCAGAGGGGACTCCGCAATTCCTTCAACCGCCATGTTCTCATGTTACGCCCTGAGATGATCCTCGCCAGTAAACGCGGGTTCCCCATCGACGAAGAGAAGCATAAAATATTCGGTGAGAAGATCCTCTCCCGCGCTGAGGAGATCAATACCCAGATTCAGAGTCTAATCCCCGAAGCCATCCTCAACCTTGAACCTAAACGTAAAAAGAAGGGAGCCGTTGCAGAATATGGATATGTCAACACGCCCAAACAACTACTTCCATTTCTGGATCTCTCTGGGAACCCAGTGGATGGATCAGGTAGGATTGTTATTACTGAATCGGTTCCAATTATTGGTGACGACGGGGAGCCAGTGGTCCCAGAGCAACTGGAAGAGAGAAAGGTGGTTTACTCTAAACGTGATGTGGAGGTTTTCAACAAACAAACCCTGGACGTGGAGAGACTTTCAAGGTGGTGTAGAATCATTCCCTTCTCGGTGGGATCGGGGCCGCAGAAGATTAAATACATTGAATACAAACATAATGAAGAAGTGGCGAGGAGGATGGCAAAGGGGCAATCTCGCTCGGATGCTGAACGTCTCACGAAATATCAGGTTCCTAAAGTCCGAGATAAAAAGGATAAAGAACTAAAAGACAATACCGGCGCTAAGGAGATGGAAAAGTTAGCGAAGGCAACCGGTGATCCGGTGTTTGGGATGTTGGTAGAGATATCGAAGTTGAAAAAGTTTGGTGGGACATATTATACTGGTTTGAAGGAGCAAATAAGAAATGGGTATATTCACAGCACGTTCAACCTCGCTGATACTGCTACGGGACAACTTTCGTCAACAGAACCAAACGTACAGAATTTTCCCAAACACGGTGATCTTGCTAAAGAGTTCCGCATGGCGATCTGTGCGAAGCCTGGAAGAAGACTTATCGAAATCGATAAGAAAAGTTTCCACGCCCAAACCCTAGCCTTCGAAGCCAAAGACCACGCCTACGCAAGATTAAGCGCCATCGATGTTCACAGCTACATGACGGCCTTTCGTCTCAAGCTTCCCGAGGCCAAGGATCTCATGTCCTGGTCAGATAAGGATTTAAAAGAATGGTTCAAAAAGATGAAAGCCGATCCGAGACTGTACCCAGCGGAAGCGATCCCAAATTATCCCAACGGATGTACCTTCCAACAGGTACGAGACTACAAATCCAAGCGGGTGATTCTTGGTATTGGGTTTTCCCAGGGGGCGAGATCTATTTTCGAACAGAACCCGGAGAGCTACAAGTCGTCGAAGGAAGTGGAAGAATTTCTTACCTTATTTAAAGAAACCTTCTCAGGAGTGACAAAGTTCCAAAAGGAGATAACACAGTTAGCACATAAGCAGACATATTTGATATCGAGGTGGGGATACATCCGCCGCTTCTACGACGTTTTCAAATGGGATAGTAGCAAATGGAACAAGTTCACTAATTCTATGGGCGACTGGTCCCAGGGGGATGATTTTGAGAGTGCTGTGGCGTTCTTCCCAGCGAACGACGCGTTTGGGATGATCAAGGAGGAGATGTTGAGGAGTGCCGGGTATAGGCTTCCTGTTGGTGCCTTGAAATCTACGTTTGAAGACGTATTTGAGGCGGTGAACAAAGCTGGGTTTAAAACGGAAGCCGAACGTGATGCAGCGTTGGCGGATTTTGAATGGTATCGCAAAACTTTAATGTTGAAATGGAAACAAGAGGAGGATTTGTTTGCCAAGTACAATTTCATCAATCAAATCCATGACTCCTTGATCTTCCACTGCGATACTAATCTTGTAGACAAGTGCTTAGAGGACGAACTCCGTATCATGCGAGAGCCCTGTCTCACCCTCACCGACCCTGAGATGGCACCCAACGGCCTATTCGTAGACGCAGAACCCAAGGTAGGAGAGAACTGGGCAGACTATGACGAGAAGACGGGAAATTTGACGGGTATGAAAGGAGTGGCGGCATGAAACGACGGTCATTCCTGGCCCTAGGAACCCTATTCCCGGCCCTCAGCCGTGCCCAGAGCCCTCCTCCTCCTGAGAACGTCTTCGCAGCCGCCTGGAACGTTTGGATCGCGCTACGAGCACAAGACACCCCAGGAATCATAGACGCAAGAGAACTCCACCTCTGGAAAGGGGTGGAGGAGGCGTGGAAAGATGTAAAAAGGGCAGAGAACGCTCGACACTAGTTCTTGAAGAAGTTCTTCAAGTGCATTCCAATATCCCCTGTGACGAGCAGGCCCAAGGTGGACATAACCCCTTTCGCCCAGGATCTAGTGGTTTGAAGATCCTTTATCTCCGTTTTCAATTTCTCCGCCTCAAATTTCAACTTATCAAGTTCCCCAGGCTGGCCATTCCCAAACAACCGATGATAGATCTCCTCTGTCATGGTCTCGATTCTCTCTATCTTCGTGGCAGTGTCGATCTGTCGTTGGATGTCGTTTATGTTATTTGTTGGTTGTTCCATTGGGTACCTGATAAGCAGAAGTGTCGAGGCCGGAGGGCATGGGGGAGAATCCTTGGGAGACTTGAGGATTAGCAATAGCCGCAGCTCCACCACGAGTAGCTAAAGTAGCTGCCCCTCTTGCAGCCGCCGCTACCGGTCCCTGACCATGAGCAGTGAGAACCAGGGCAGAGCGTATCCTGGGGTTACGTAATGCGTCAATCGTCGCCGCTGCCGCCGCATATCCACTAGCATGAGGGAGATAATTGCCCAGTCCCGCCGCGAGGAAATATGCTAAATGGTATCCCTGGAGTAGATCTGGATTGGCCTCTACATATTTCTCAATCGCGTCTCCGAGGATCTTGGCATTTTGTGTGTTCTGATTCAGCGCCTTCACCTCTGGCGCGATGTCCTCAATCGACTCCTTCAATCCCCTCGCCACAGCTTTTTGTGCGAGTTTCTTGTTAGATCCTAACCGTCCATAGGCGTCTTCAAGCACACCGTAAAGTGCCCCCTTTACATCATTCGCCTCCGACAACGTCATCGTCATAGGCTTTGCCGGTTGGGCGGGTGTCCCAGGCATAGATATTGTTCTGGGCATTCCCGCAGGGGTCAATGAAGCAGCGGGATTAGCCCCTGGAACCTGGATAGTTGTAGAGGGCGTGGCAGGTACCGCGTCTATCGCACCGTATCTCTCAGAGAAATTCTTCCAGGTTTTATTAATACTTTTTGCCATCTCCTTGTCCCCGATCTTGTCCGCCCAGTCGAGGAGCTTCGCCACGGGAGCCTTGACAATATTAGGATCTATTGCCACATGGCCATTCTGATCAATGATATTTTGCACCCCTGCGCGATTCAATTCCTCTACCGCCCGTGCTTTATCAATTCCCGCCTTGGAGATATTAATAGCGTTCTCAATCCCATCGGCATAGATTTCATTGCGTTTATGAAGATCGAACCTGCTAGGGATATATAGTTTAGAGTAGGCAAAAGCCGGAGGGATTGTTTGTAATAATGTTCCTACGGTTGAGAACGCGCCAGATGTTATTCCTGAATATAACGCCGCCTGGGCAATTTTTTCCTTGTCCATATCTGTCTGCACTGCGGTGGTTACTCCAGCTCCCAGAGCTTCTCCTCCTGTTCTAATTGCTCCCTTTATTGCCCCATTTGCAAGTATCTCCGCAGGCGTGCGGAGAATACCCGGTGCTTTCTCCGCAAGTTTCACCATATCGTTAGTGGCAGATCCAGGGAGGAAGAACTCACCTAACTGTTCTGCTCCTCTCCCAACCGTACCCATCATGGTTCCCTGTGGGGGGTGGCCAGCTTGTTGGAGGACTTGTGGCGCTTGAGGAAGTGGAGAAGGATTTAGGACTGAGTTAGGAGGAGCCGTGCCAATCCTCACCGGGCCTTGAGTGGTATCTGCACCAGTGGGTGTTCTTCCCATCTGCCTATACATATCATATAGTCCCACAGCGGAATGTGTAACCCCTGATCCAATTCCTTTTACAAGATTCAACGCGCCCTGCCCGAACTCTTTAGCCGCACCAGGGAGATCGGATTGTCCTAATTTATCCACATCTTCTTGTGTGGGTTTAGGTTCAAACCCATACTTAGAATAATCCTGCGCCTTAGGTTCGAATCCGTATTTGGAATAATCTTCAGGCATTATTTCTTAGTCGGGGTAAATATAACCCCTTCCTTCTTTGCGGCGTCAATCTGTTTCTGGGTAAGATGGCCGATCTGACCATCAGGAGCTTTCACCTCTATCTTAGTATCAGGTCCATTAGGTAACGGAGTGGAAGGAGTAGCGTTCTTGTTCTTGGCCGCTTCTTGCTTATCAAATCTGGGCACCCAATCTCCCACGTTAGGCTTCTCTACCTTACTAGGGTCAACGCCGAAATCCTGTGCAGTAGCTGTAGGAGAAGTAGGCCAGCCGCCAACCGCCCTATTTCCCCATTGTTGAATGACTCCATTAAATAAATTCTTATGTAGATTGAGTTTATCCTCTACCAATCCAGGTTCGGCCAGCCCAAAGGGTAGATTCTCACTGAGCTTATCCATTGCTCCTGGCAATTGCCCGAGATAAAATTTCTCCTCAGACTCATTCGTCGCCGCGCCTGATCGCAAACGTTTAATGAGATCTGATAACTCTCCCATATACGAAGCGAGTCGTCTAGCTCCTAACGATCCCGGCCCTGCCTGTTTATAGAGTGCATTAGGATCTGCTTTAATCAAACCCTCAATCCTACTGATCATTTCTAAGCCCTGACGAGAGGTATTTACCGCAGTGAATTCTTCCTTAGTTAATGGTTTATGTCCTACCACAATCCCAGTACCGTTAGCTCCAGGCCGGATAGGAGAGGTATATGGACTGGTAGCACCAGTTGCGATAGGTCCGCCTAAACCCTGAGGAATTGAAGGAAGGGGTGAGGCCGGAGTGATGGAAGACGCTTTAGGTAATGCACTTCCAGGGGCTGCGGATTGGGATTGGCCTTGTCCTGGAAGAGGAGTAGTAGGTGTTGCCCCAGTACCCGCTGCGGCCAGTTGAGGAGTAGAAGTAGTTTGAGTCTTTTCGGTTACGGGTACTAAAGTTTCGCTACCATCACTTTGTAATATTGTCTTAAATACTTGATGATTGGCGGTTTTATCAGACTCTAAATATCCACTAGGAGGCTGCATCCCCGGCGTCTGATCGATCTTAGTAATATTCCCTTGTTTGTCCCTGAAAATATGCCCCCAGATGGGAGCAGGAGCGTTAGGTGTTTGTATTTGTACCCACTCTGCACCCGACGCCCGATGGAGGGTTTTGATGAATCCTCGTGTAGTAACGTGATCCGCTTCCATCACTCTCTGATACTCACCTGTAGGATCAATCGCCGCACCGTCGAGATCTGTTTGTGCGCCAGACGAAACCGCATCTTCTCCGCTAACCGTTCTGGGCGCGATGTTCCCTACTAATGGCCGGAACCGTGGCTGCATATTCAACATCTGCGCGATCTGGTCGTTGGAGGGGGACTGACCGGTATATCTCTTATATAATTTAATGTTATTGGATAATTCCGTGTCCTTCTTTTCCTCGTCGATTAGATTAGAAGTTCTGCCCTTTATCAAAGCATCACTATTTGCCTGTTGTTCTTTTAAATCGCCAACGGTTAATCGTTTAGTAGGCGTAACCGGCATGGATGGGATTTGTCCCAGAGGCCCTTGTCCGCCCGATGTTCCTTGTCCTTCCTGAGTAGGAATAGCTCCTAATGTTGGTGAGGGGGCTAAAGAATTCCCAGGATCATCACTATTCCCAGGAGGAGGACCATGCTGCGCCATGTGATCCTGCGCGGCCTGACGCATATAGTTATGCGCCTGCATGATCTGCTCGATGTCTCCGCCCTTCACACCAAGGGTCTTATAATATTGCCGGGAGATATTGTCATGGTCCTCAGGGGAGAGGGTGGGGTCCTTTAACTTATCTAACAATGCCCCGGCAACTAGCCGGTCGTTCTGCATCTTATTAGCACGTTCCTTCTCAGCAATACCAGAGAATTCTTTGCCCGCGCCCTCAGCGAATCCAGCAAGCAGTGGAAGTATCATTATTCATCTCCCGCGTCACCAAACGATCCACCACCTCCACCACCTAAAATACCGCCTCCACCGCCGCCTCCGCCAGGAGCCTTACCTTTACCCTTGAGTAAATTAACTAATATACTCCCAATCCCACTTCCCAACCCGCCTAGTTGCTTATTCGTCTCCTGTGTCTGCTCAAACCCTAACTGATTACTACCGGTCCTGGCCCCTAACAGAGAAGATATCAATCCATTATTCTGTCCTGACAGCGTCGTCAACCCTTCCGCAGCCTTAGGTTGTGCCGTTTCCAGGGCATTCTCATACACACCAACCTTCTTAGACCCTAACTCCGCCTGGGTCTCAGTCCGTCCCCCACCTCTAGGACCCAGTTCCGCAGCGGCCTTCGCAGCGTTGTCATACTGACCTAACACGGTAGACACCTGCGGACGAAGCAATGCCTCTGTGGCGGTTCTGTTACCGTTGAGGATTGTGGAATAATATTTACTCGCCTGTTGTGCCTGTGGAGTAGGACTACCTCCACCTAACACTTGCCCCAGTTGTCCATTAAGCGAAGCGGTGGTGTCGCCCCCGCTAGTAGCAGACCCCGACCCTTTCCCCAACAATCCCCCAGTCAATCCCGCCACGCCCGCCCCCACTAACGGACCAATAAACGGCCCAACTCCAGGAATCAAACTGGCCAGCCCGCCGCTTAATGTGCTCCAGAAACTCATGATATCCTCAATTCCATTATACTGATAATCTTACGCCGCCTCATAAACACCCTCCAATAGGATCTCTAAGGTGGTAGATCCTGGGAAATTCGTCCCTGCCGCGCAGGTAAAGGTACTCGATCCGTCGATTAGCACCGCAGAAGCAAAGGTTAATGTCCCTCCGCGCAAGTGTGTCATTGGTGCCATCTGGGCATAACTCACACCAGAAGAGAACGCTGATACAGGAACGGTAAAGGAGATATTCGCTGACGCTCCGCCTAAACTCCCCAGCCAATATATCCTATACACAACTGTCTTCCCCACCACTTGATACGCGGCTTTTAATGTAGTGGTGGTTACCGCCGCGCCAGCAGTTATCGTAGGTGTATATGGCGTCCAGGCTCCGGGAGGGGATGTCCCCGGTTGCCATGTAGCAGTGGTAGAGGACGTAGCGGTAGGGACATCTCCCACACCTGGAGTACCTGTGAGAGTGACGCCGGGAGGGATTTTAACTGCCGTGGCAACTTGAGAGCCACTACCCGGACCCGCTGTTACATCACCTGTGAGTTGCGTGATCCCACCTGCCCCCACCGTATGCCAAGCGGCACCGTCCCAATACTCGAATATCAACGTATCTGTGGCGATAAACGCAAACCCTACATCATTAGCTCCTAAAGATGCTGGCCGGTTTGCGGCCACATCGTCCATTATTCCCCAGAAGTAATGCCACGCTCCGCCTAAGGACACCCATACTATCCTCCAGTCCGTAGCGGCATAGAGATAGCCATCGGGCTGGGGTGCCGGGCGGTTGGCGATTACGTCTTCATGTATCCCGGTGACATAGCTCCATGCTCCTCCGGTCCAGACGAAAGTGATCCTGGTGTCAGTGGCGAAGAAGAGAAAATACTTATCGGCAGAACCTAGATCACTAGGTCTATTAGCAATCACGTCATCATATTGTCCTAATATATATTCCCAATGACTAGATCCAAATGTCCCTTCATTAAGATACAGCACATTCCTATCCGTCTCCCAGAACACAGTTCCCACAGCGAACGTCCCAGGAGGGAAGTTAGCAATACGATTAGCATGTGTGTCCTGGAGAAATACACCTACCGCGCCCACCGGTGTCCATACTCCTGGGTTGGTGTTGGTGTTATAGAAATAGAGGATGCCGTTGAACTGCACTAGACTGCCCGGTTGGGCAAGTGGACTTCCAGGTGCGGGGAGAGCCCCGGTGGTTATCGGCACGGCTTTAGACTTCTGTACCTGGGACAGCTCACCGATTAGCCCTGAGATGTTGAGAGGGGCTGTGCCAGCAATTGACAGTTGTTTACTAATCGCCGCGTAGTCAATCGGAGGTGTGGTCTGTTTCTCCTTCTCCTTTGCCTCCAACGCCACCACCCTAGCATATAGATCCGCAATTGTCTTATTAACTTGCGGATCTACCTTGCCTAGGAAATTAGGTATGAATCCCATTAGTTATGTACCCCACCTAAATCATACACTCCGCCGAAGAACTGTACCTTAGGGGATGTAGGTATTCCCGCATTTAATCTATGTGCTGGCCACCTCGCGGAATTTCCCATGCCGAAGAAGAACCCGGTCCATTTGATCCCGCCTAGGAAGGCATTAGATAACTCATTCTGGGTATTGACAAAATGCGCGTCACAGTAAAAGGTACTTCCTCCTCCCTGTGTCATCGAACAATCGCCATAGACTGCGCCGTAATACTTATCGACGAATGCTCTTGCTGTATTGCATTGAGATATTCCTAACGCACACTGTGCGTCGTAATATGCTTCGTATCCGGTGATGGCTTCTGCGGTATTTACTCTAGCGGTATATTGTCCTCCGGTTGTTGTGGTAAGGCCCATAAATCCACATGAAGGTTGGGTGAGGGAGGTTCCATGAATACTATCAAATGTGGGAGAGGGGTTAGGAACTCCCGGCACTTCACAGTCTCCACTAACCCGGTTATAATATATTCCTAAAGTCCCTGGAGAGTTAAGATCAGAACCGAAGTTCGCAATCCAGGTCCCTAATTGCCCGTTCATAATGGAATAAGCAGAAGAAACTGTAGGGTCGGAGTTCTGTCCTGCCCATCTAGTGCCAGATGCTTTAATTCCCCCCAACATAAACGGCTGCACCTCAAACCCACTTACCACATAACTAACCATATAGTTATTAGTGGTAGTTCCTGCTAGTTGGTCCCAGGAGCGATTAAGTGTGATCTGGGTAGGGGAGTTGTACTGACATGCGTAAAAATGTTGAAGGGTGCGATTATTAATTAATCCAGTAGCCACAGAAACATCCGGCCAGTCTAGGTTAGAGTTACCAATAGAAGTCATATATCCCTGTAGACTTCCATCCTCAACCATAAACGTATAATCTCCAGTGGTGAGGCCCGTCCAGGCCCCAGCGAGAGTAATGGTACTTCCCATGCCGCCCGAGCCTGAGTATTCCCTTGTTACCACTAATGGCGGAGACACTGAGGTGTCGGTGATGGTTATTCTAAACCCACCTGCCGCGACATTCCCCGTGACCACTGTTGCGATTGTGGACCCGACAATAACATGAATAGTTCCAGTTCCGTCATCCACCCCTGCACAGATTCCCGGAGAGAATGTCCCCGTGGTTGGGGAAGCAAGTTTACTGCCGTTGGTGAGGGTTAATGGCGCTCCGGGTATACCACCTATACTAGAGCCCGCCCAGGAATTCACCTGAACCCCTGCATATCCATCAGTTGCATTTCTCCTACACGTTTGGTCCCTAGTTGCCCAGGCTTGTAGGCCGGTGGTCCATGTCATTTGGCGCGTAAAATTTGGGTCCTTCAGCGCCACTAATCCCAACCATCCTTGTGGATATCCCTGATCTCTGGGATCAGCAGTGTTGCAATTCTTCGCCGCCTCCGCCACTCCTTGTGAGGCAAATGGCGTAACATCTAACCAATCCAATGGCGTAGAGCCGTTAAATATTTTATCTATGATGCTTCCAATAATCCCTCCACCATTTAATAATGGACTCCCTCCACCAATCCCAGATACCTCAGGATCTCTGACATAATTATCATCAATCTGATTCGCGGCGGTTAGCGCCGGTGTGTATCCACTTCTATGTTCAAGTTGTCTTTCCGCACGACCGGTAGCATAGAAATTAGGACCTTGAGAACTAATCGCACCTAGGGCATTCTTGTAGCTGATATTAACCCCAGACTGAACAGTAGAGTCTAAACTTGTAACATCATGTGACGGCACTCCGAACGCTGCCGTTTCAGACGCACATCCACTTCCCTGCCAAAGTGACCGATATGCGTGGCTGTTCTGTATCCAGTCGAGGGAGAGGAATTGTGTCGCGGTAATGGCATAGTTAAAAGGCCCTGCATCAATCCCAGTAGGTGCAGGTCTATCCATGACTAAATGAGTTGGGTCTGTGACGGAAACAATCTTTGCCCAGAAAGCAAATGGTGTACCGGATGCATGAGTGGCATTGGCGCGGATGTATCCACCTGCTACCACTCCGTTAAGAGTTGTCCATGCCGCTCCAAATCCTGATAAGGTTGCGGTGGAGGAACCAGCAGTAAATGCCGCTTGACCTATGTAATAAGCTACTGGTCCAGGAGGCCCAGGAACTCCAGCGGGGCATATGGGTCTGGCAGGATCGGAATAGAATTTAGTCCCACTACCGGTGATCTTGAATTGCCCCACTATTGTAGTGTCCGCCCACATCTGAGCAGATCCTAAAGGCTGGGCATTTAATAGATTTGCTCCAGCCATTCCACGACCGTCGTAACAGACAGCTAGTGTAGCATCCCCGGTGAACACTCCGCCAGAAGAAGAAATACATACCTGCTCTTGTTGTGGAACTCCACTTATGTTTCCTATAGTATTGCCAATTAAAATCCACGTCGGAAAGGAGGTTAGGTCTAGGCATTCTGAATGATGGATCAAGATGGACGTAGCCGAAGATGTAATCGACCCATTTAATGTTGCCTTGGTTACCCCTCCCGCCAAACACGCTTGCCCTGGAGACGGACCATACCCGGCAAATGGATAACTTACCGTTCCTGTTGCTGGAGTTAGCCAAGTAGTGGTAGAAAAATATGCATTCCCCGACGCTTGGATTTGATCTCCATTACAATTTGTTCCATTAATCTGGAGATTAACCGCAGTGCAGTTCCTCTCATCAGCATATCCCCAGGGATTTTTCCCCCATACTATCTGATCTCCATAGATCTTTTTCTCATCTGCCGTCTGTACCAACACTCCATTGGCATCATAATCCACAGCCCCTACCAACAATTGTGCGTCAGCACTATTGGAGGAGGTGTCAACCACATGGAGATTATATGTATATCCACCTCGTTGGGTTAATCCAGTAACATTAGTAACTAATGCAGACGGAGAGACAATGATAGGAGTAACTGGACCGCTAACATTAGTCCATGAGGTAACAGAGACATTTGGGGAGGCGTTAGCCTGAGTATATGAAGTGGACCCATCGAGGGTGTTGGTAGCGTTCACCTTAAACGGCAACCATTTTGTATACGCAGGTGCGTTGAGGGTTCTAGGTAGGGCCTTGATTAGATTCTGATAGGCCGTATTAACATAGGTTGGGGAACCCGATGAGAGTGTGGCTGGATGAGTATTCCCGGCGGTGGAATCATTTAAACTTCCTACATTATTCCCTAGGTCGAATTTCCATTGAAACACTGCTCCTGTTTGATCTTGTGCTGTGGTAGGGGGAGTGGCGGTAGCCGAGAAATTAGTACCATACACTCTCGCATAAGCATATGAGATAGGAGTAGTCGTTCCGCCAACGGTAAATCCATTTGTCGTAACTGGTCCAGTTATCCCCGTATAATTGGTAGACATATTAACAAAGGTATTCCCTGTTTCGTCCGTAGCTTGGCAGATGATTGTTCCAGTACTGCCCGTGGCCGGTATCCTTTGCCAACGAATGGTTACTAGATTATGTCCAGTGAAGTTCACTTGACAGTCACCTGCACCTGTATTGTGTAGAGGAGTTAATAACATCTGAGGATTGCCGCCTGATACAGCAAACCAATATGTATTGATATCACAAATATTATTCTGTATTGGATGTTCAGAGACAACCTGATTCCCCCAATCATGCATGGAAATTTCCATTGTACAAACACCATTAGAGGGAATACCAGGGATGGAATTGTTAAATGCCGTTTGAGAACTAAGCACAATCGATCTACCAAATGTAGAGGGGGCCGCTGGTTGAAATGCCATACCTATCACTGACGCACCCTCAGATCCCATATAAGTTCCGATATTAGCGATAGACGACACAGAGTATTGATCAGCAAAGATTGAATATGGTCTAACAGTATCTCCTGCACGCACGTTAGTAATTGGATTCGATGGGATGACACTCTCTGGTGCTCCGCCAATTAGGGCGATATTTATATCTCCTGGTTGGGAGAAATATGGACCGGTGCTGGCAGATCCAGAACCAAACCCGCCCAGATTAGTGGTGTATACCGCCCCAGGTTCCAATGCGCCTAGTCCTGTGTATACCACACCCAATACGATAGAGAAATTAGAAATGGCATCAGTAAATGTAATCACCTCATCTGTAGAGATGTTTGACGGCACTACCGTATACCATATAGCACCATTGGCGTCGTCTAGGTCAGCAAATGGCCCAGATGATACTCGCTTAACCGCCGTCCATGTGAATCCATGAGTGGAGGTGATATTGGTTGTGTCCGGTGTCTGTGCTCCCCAGCGATTCACCCAGGCCCCATTATCATGTGCAATGGCGATGGAACATGCACTCAGTTCCCCACTAGGAATCACACAATCATTCCCAGGCACGCCTCTGGTAACACTAGAAGCAGTAGACCCTGTGCAGGCATGAACTGTCATTTTCTCCACACGGCCATATGCACCATATCCTGCGTGTTCATTTACTTTCACGTCAAATGGTGTGGCCGGGAAGCTAGAACATGCGCCATTGAGGAGAAATGATGTCTGTACGTTATCAATCGCGCCGTTATTAGTGGTCTGGAATACCTGCGCGTTGCCCATCGATGTCTGTAGGATAATCGTCTGCCCTGCACGTAATCCCACCCCGGCCACTGCTGGAAAGGTAATAGCTTGTGGATTAACTCCATCAGCCGCTGCATATTGTTCACAGAAATACCCTGTTCCTGGGGGACCAACCTGTGTGTGGGCACACACAAATGGAATATGTTCAATAATAATCGGTGTCGCGGGAGAGGAGTATCCTATATTACCAAAGGAATCCGTCGCACGGACCTGTAATGTGTGGGAACCTGCGGACACTATCCTGGCGTCTAGTTGTGCATTCCAACTGGACCCGCCTTCCAATGCCATAGGACCAAAAGTAGCATTATACGGCCCGTTATCAAATGACACATCTACATTAGTAATAGTCCCAGTGCTGGTTGTTACCTGCGCGGCTACTAACGCCAATTGAGATGTTTTCTCACCCGGCCTAGGACTAATGTATGGTTCTGTGATAAATGCCTGCACGCCTCCACTACTAAATCCAGTTGGATGGAAGGCTATAGATACTTCAAAAAATCCATCCACATTAGCAGATGTCTCAGGTTGTACTGGACTGGAAGTGGCGACAAAGTAATTGATTTGGCCGTAGGGCTTAGAAGTATCTTCAATTGCTAGTTGGGCAGTACCAAGAGGCACAATAGGAGCCGCAAAAACAGACGTAACGATTAGATCTCCAGGAGTCACAATAAATGGGTTTACATAAGCTGGCCCAGGTAAAACGGTTGATCCATCGTTCTGGCCTGCCCAGCCCATAAGGTACGCACCATTACCGACAGAATTGACTCCAGAGAAAAGCGCGCACTGAAGAAGATTTACCTGTCCGGAACCGTTGGGATTCTGGCTGGTAATTACCTCATTAGATCCTGTTGAGGCAGGGACGAAGGCATAATAGGTTCCCATCTGCTCTACATCGTTATCAGTTGCCCGAGTTCCTACTTCGTTATAGAACGTGAAGGGAATGCCTAAGCTATCGGTTAAATATGTGGATTTCCAGGGATAATTACTTTGTCCTTGCACCACACTCCAGTTACCTACGATTTCTCCGCTAGCGTGGTTTTGGGGAACTGCCGTAACCGTCCAGTTCAATCCAGACACGTTAGTAACGGTTACTGTATCTTCGGGGGTAGGAACTTGAGGTGTACCTGTGCCTAGGCCACCAATAGGACTCAACGTGGCGAAAAATGGAGTAGCCGGGAATCCAGCAGAACTAACTACGTGAATAAGCGTAGCTCCAGCGGTAACGCTACTGGTTAATTGTGTGGCCGGTGAAGCTGGGACAGATGCCTCGGCTTGGCAGAATATTAATTGTCCTGCGGTTAGCCCACCGGTAAGCGTAACCGATCTTGCGGTATTGGTGGATGTGCTAATATTTGTCACCGCCTTTTCGCAGAAGATAGATGAACTTCCAGGAGCGGTGGTGTGGGAACATTGAGGATTGCTATGGATAACCGTGACGTTAATAATAGATGACAAACCGGTATTTGACATGGCATCGGTGGCTTTAAGTTGTAACGTAGTAGCCCCGGCTGTCATGGCCGAACCCTGTAATGACATTAGCCATGTATTAGGAGGAGAACCGAATAATGTAGCAAATCCTCCAAAGGCTCCTCCATTAATGGAAATGGTTACACTAGTAATCGCGGCTGCGGAAGAGGCAACCGGTCCGGAAAGTTGTATCCCGCCTCCACCAATTGTCGCACCGTTCATGGGATAAGAGAACGAAACGGTTACTTGGGAGAATAAATTACCAAGGCACAGAAAGAATAAAAGAAATAAATTCTTCATTATAAAATCCCTAATATATTAGGTTGGGATGCAGTACTAGTGGCAGCGGCTAAAAATGCAATGTTATATCCTGCTGCGTTTTGCCAGTTGGCGCTGGTTATACTCCATGTAGGATTAGTTGCTCCAGCGGCAGAAATCACCTTGTAGGCAATGCCTCCGTCCATCGCGGTGGCCAGACATTGACTAACACCAATGGTATAGCTTGAATCGATGCTAATGATACCAAAAGAACTAGTACAATATCCTCCCATACCAGATATGACTACGCTGTTGGATTGTGACGTGGAAATAGATCCAGGCTGAAAACTGCTAACGGTGCCGCCGGAATCGAGATGAGAAACAAACCCAGGACTGCCATCCAATGCTCCTGTTCCGGTTAAGGACATTGCAAACACTCCACACCCAACAGAGCAGCCGCTGTAAGATACTGTTTGAGAACTACTCACTATCGGAGTAAGTGCATAACATAAAATTGCAGAACTTGTTGCTCCAGACAATGACGTTAAACATGTGAAAGTGTTACCAGGAGAACTGGTGATGGTTATGCCTGAGCAGTCTTGGCTAAAGCAACTGCCAAGGACAATAAGTGCCGTCGCACCTGTGTTGTTCATAGCAGGCGTAGTTCCTGTAGCCCCATTGGTGGCAAAGAACTGGGTATCCTTACAAGGCGTGGTACATGTCGCAAAGATTCCTTGTATGGCTAATAGGAATAATAGAATTAGTTTTTTCATCGTATTGTTCTCCAATTAATAGTGATAGCGGCACCAGGGGTTATACTTCCAATTGTATTATTACAAACTTTAAAGTTAACCGTGTCGGCAGTGGGATAGGCAATAATATAAAGTCCACCTGATGTGGAGGGGAGATATCCGGTAGTTCCAGTAGGGTCAGCGTTGAAAGCCGCTAGGATAGTATCAGTAGTTAATGTGCCGGTGGCCGTAGCGGTTTGGGCCGAGGTACAGGTTCCAGAAGAAATGGCACCAGTGGCAAGAGCTTTTGATCCTGTTGCAATTTCTAAACCTACCGATCCACAAGTAATAGAGCCTGCGACAATCTTTTGCACGACCTGTCCGGTGCAGGTATTATCCTGTACAGAATAGCTATTAGTTCCGTCATCAGACACACCTTGGATAACCTTCCCGGTACCGTAGAATCCCAAGTTCCCATGCCCACTGGCAGGTGTGGCGAGGGAGTTGTTATAGGTATAGGTAGTGGTTCCAGGACCCATGAAACACCCAGACGTGAGCATATTGGTGCCGTCATAGAGAGATGTGCAGTATTGGCCGGTATCTAATTCATTATTTGCCAAGGCTGAACTATCTGACCTATGAACAATTGTCTTCGGCCCCTGAGTACAGATATTTAACGAAGGAGTGGTGGAAGTATTAGTGGTATCCGGTTTCCATAGAAATACCTGTCCAGCCAGATAGCTAGAGATACAAGTAGTGGCGTTGCCTGCATAGGCCGTGCCAGATCCAGAAGCAACGGCCACTAATGTTGCCTCTTGAATAATCGTAGCGTCAACAGATCCGCCACCTCCGCCTCCTGCCGGTGCCCAGCCAGTGTTGTCCGTACATATTCCCGATTGTTTGACATAGAGGGTAGTACTCACGCCGCCATTCAAGCGCATATACACCGATCCTATGCATGCCGCGACATTACCAACAGGCGTACCGAGACCGGAATAAATCCCCGCGCCGCCCGATACCTGAATATCAGGAGAGGACTCATAGAGATTGGCTGTGTCGGAATCGATGAGGTGTTTAATTTCCCCGTTATTACTAATCGCACCGTTCTTATTATTCTTAAACGCCCCAGTATACCCACCAACATTCACTCCTTGAATATTCCAATTCGCTCCGTACCCCCCTTGGTTCTCTTGGAAGATGGCGAAGGTGCCGGAACCAATCGTGTTCTCTGCCGTGAGTCCCATGATATTAATGGAGAATGGATTGCCGCTGGAGGAAGGAGGAGTAAAGTCGATGACGTGCGCGTGGTTGACGACGCCGGTTGTGGCTTCGAATTTAGTATTGATAAACGTGGCGATATTTGATCCACCGGTGTCGGTCAGTGCCTGGGTGATGAGGATAGGATTCACCCCTGAGTTATCGATCTGTGTGTCATAGAAGGAGACGACGTTAGCGCCTACGAGGTCATTGAGATAAAACGCACCTCCATCATTTCCTGCGAAGGTGCATACAAAGCATGAGAAGTTCACCGCTTGGTTATCGATCTGCAACGCCACGCCATGTGCGTTCTGGAACCCTACCTCATGAAAGCTATTTTGATATCCACCGTTCCAGATCTTGATGAGCGCAGGAGCTGAAGAATTACTCCCTTTATTCCCATCAAACATACAATGGTCTGCCTGGAGAAAATGTGCGTAGCCGTTTGCCATAGAGTATGCAGAGGTGTATGAGAAGAGGGAGGTGTTACGGCCAGAGCCTAACTGAATCACCGTAGCGTTATTCACCCCTTCGCCGTTGTCTCCAGACGCCGCACAAACAAGGTGGATGTCGGCGTTGAACTCGATAGGCGTGGCGGTTTCCACGAATGTTCCAGGACCGATGTTCACCGTGCCTGTGTGTGATGCCACGCCGCCTACTGAGAGAGGGAGAGCATTGACCGCTGCGGCCACGGTGCGTTTAGGAAACGCCCAGGATGTGCCAGGGTTAGCGTCATTACCGGTGGCAGAGACGTAGAGAACCGTGGCGTCAAACAATCCATTAGGGCAGGACACAGCGTTGTTATTAGAATCAAAACACGCGCCTGTGTCAGGGGTGAGGGTGCCGGTAGCGGTGAGGACCTTAGATCCAGTGCCGGTTCTAGGTAGCCATCCAATATCTATTAGAGCTGTATTATATGCCTGGGGAATGAAATTAGCAGTGGGTGTGGTGGAGACGTTGGCAAGGCTTCCGCTACCGGAGGATACCGTGCCGTAGCGAATAAATGCTGTGATGATATTCGCACCTGAGAAATGAATCTCATAATTATTATCATCTGCGTAGAAGAGATAACTCCCATCAGGACCGGCAGTGAATGGGTTGAGATGGGGCGAACCGGAGCTGGAGGAATAAATAGTAGCAGGGGTTCCAGACCCTACCACATATACCGTCACCGTACATGCAGGGAAACTACGCTGAACGAGGGTCGAGGATTGCATTCCTTGTGTTTGAACTCTCCATCCTCCCTGTTCACAATTCCCTGAGAGTAATCCCCTCCCATATGACATTACTCCCAAGGAGCAAAGGATGAGTATCTTTGAGAGTAATTTCATATCTTCTCCTTATCGAGTAACGCGGAAATTAAGGGTAATTGCGCCGGGAGTAATTCCTGCGGAAGTATTGTTGCAGACTTTGAAATTGGCAAGATCCGCAGTGGGGTACGCGACAATATAGAGCCCTCCAGAAGTGGAGGGAGTGTATCCTGTTACACCCGTGGGGTCAGCGTTGAAAGATGCTGCGATAGAATCGGTGGTTAAAGTACCGGTAGCTGTGGCTGTCTGGGCAGCAGAACATGCCCCAGAAGCGATAAGGGAAGTAGCCAGGGCCTTAGTTCCTGAAGCTATGGTAATCGTACAGGTGGCGCACCCAACAGTTCCGGTTGTGGTGACAGTACCGCCCGTGAGAGGAGCAGAAAATACAATACTGGTTACCGTTCCTGATCCGCCAGAGGTGCCCAAGAGATGCCATGTGTTAGTAGAGGTACAACCGTAAAAGGAGGTGTCAGAAATCTGATAAGCTACCTGTCCCGCCGCGCATGTAGCTGGGAGGGTAGTGTAGATAACGAATTTCCTCGCCACAGAAATACTAATTCCACCTCCGCCCTGTGAATACACAGGTAGCGGTGTGAAGTATACAGAGAGTAATAGTACGAAAAGAAACGATAATGGATAGAATAGTTTCTTCATATTATCCCAGATCGATCTCCACATTCAACTTCTGCCCAGACGCATGGGACCGTACATATTTCCCAGCTACCTGAACGTTATTGATATCACTCCGGTACACTCTGGAATCCCCAGCAGAGAGAGAATATCCATATCGTGTTGCAGATAGTTCAGAATCCCCAACCAGTATCGGATTACTCCCGTCATTCCCAGGATCGGACTGGATGTTAAACTCCCTACACGCACCCGGCGCGTCGGAAGGGTTAGTGGCCACGGTGACAATTGCCTCAACCAGAGTGTAAATCTCATAGTTAGTATCCGCACTTGTCAAGGTTATTTGCACCCCGTAATATGATCGCCTTGGTCTGTTAATCGCCATTTGATCTCCTATAACTCTATTCTATCAACTATATTCTAGCCCCGGCCAACCTGTGGATATCCCCAAATGGCTGCTTTACCACGTAATCCCCGCCGATCCAGGAATGGACCCGTACCTCGCAGTCTTTCTCAAAGAGGCGGAAAGGTGCGGTTGAGGACACACCGTATGCAAATAACTTGCCCTTCAGCGCCTGCCCGGTGGAGGGATTGATGGCGAACACTAGGTAGTTCTTAACATACACACCGCCTGAGGCTGGGATTTTGTAACTGAACAGCGTCCCGTCCACGTTAATGGTAAGGATGACATCTGCCGTAGACATATGCGCGATGTAGCCGTCTTTTAGGAATTGATACCCAGGGATGTCATGGGTAGTGCCTTGGGTTTGATACAAGGTCACTAAGTTCGGCGACGGCTCCCATACCCATTTGGTCTTGTAATAATCCCAGAGTACTGTATCAGTAGAAATTATCCTTACCAAGGAGAAGATCTTCGGCGGGGTGAACACATACGGTTTTGTCTCAATACCATTATGATTAATGGTAAACGTCTCTACGTCCCCCTGATCCCCTTGGATCTTAATCACCTTGTCTAGTCCTTTAGTGTCACATGTGAGCAAAAATCCCTGGAAGAATTTGTCCCCTGGATATCCATCATCCGACCAGTCCGTTGCTCTCATCGCTGTGTCTTCTGGGCGAAGGAGATACGAAATGTCGTAGCCGTAGATCTTAGGATTACCCGTTCTAGTAGACCAACTAAATATCACTCCTATATTCCTAGCGAACACTCCCGCACCAGAGGATAAATCAAGCGGAGCGGAAATTCCGCGACCGGCATAATTATAAACTACAGACGGTAGAGAGGTAGAAAGATTGCTAATTCTTGGCATCACTGTGATGTCTGTATTATCAGGATCTAAATCAAATGCCAAATCTCCAAATTGTTTTTTGGCCCTAGGGTCGTCTAAATTCTCTGCGGGGGTAGCGGCGGTACATAGAATCTCTTCGTTATCATCAAAAGTTCCGCCTGGAGTGAAAAGAAGATTGTTGTTTCCTCCAATAAGTAGAGTTCTATATTCTACTCCTTTAAATTCTCCTGTTTCAGAATAATGACTAAGGACACCCTTTAGTATGTCTCCAGAAAAATAACTATCTGGATACCATGCTTTGTCGTCTTCGACATAAACAAGTGTTTTTAAAAATCCACTAGTGTCTATATAATCAAAATATACATATCCTTGGTGCTCCGCCAGACGTAGGTTATCTGTCATAGTCATGTCTATAGGATTTATACTATTAACTGCAAATCCAGGGGAATCGCCCTGTGGGAATAGTGGCCGGATATCGTCAGAGATACAAATCGGTTCCCCGCCGGTGGTCTCATATATCCCATCTGATGCTAGGAAGTGGATCTTCTTACCTACTGAGAATGCCCATTTGGCGAACAGTCCCTTACCATTGGGGATCTCTGTGAAGTCGAACTTAACCGTAGCGGAACTAGAGGGGGTTACTTGGAAGAATCTCTGGTCTGAAAATGCATAACTCCTGCCGTCATAGAGACAGCCGTTTTGCATTTTCTCTGATGGAGAGGTTACCTCTATACGATTCTTCACCGACGCACCATCTGGATTAGTAGGGTTAGTGAAATATACACTCCCTGCGTCGAGGGGATTCCCTACACCAAACAGGCACTCATAGAACGGTCCCCACATAACCGGGAGAGGCTGACCAGCAAGAATGGGTTCGTTGATCTCCAGGATTAATCCAGTGCCTGATGGGATGGTGTCAGCAACGTGAAGAAGGGCAGTGGAGTAAGGGGATGCATAGAGGGTAGTGGAAATGCCATTGACGATCACCTCCGTCCCTTTCTCCCAGGCGGTGTTAAAAACACTCCCTGCGGTGCGAAACACCGCTGTACCTGAGACAGTAACGGTAGAGGTTTTGGGCAAGTCTGAAATGGCAAACGGCTGAGACACATCGATATCCAATGGAGGATTGGTGATAATAGCCCCACTGGCTTGGGCGTCGATATATGTAGGCGTGGAGGAATTGGCGATAGTGGCGATATAATGCCAGTCTGGATTCGTTCCGCCCAACCTCTCAATGTCAATTTTGTCTACCTGAGGATCAAGGGACTGGGCGCAGGTAACGGTGATCGCCTGACGCCGGGAATCAATCCCAGTTCTCATTGCTGGGCCGGGAAGAGACTTAGCGCCGGTGGCGGAGGATCTATATCTCACCCGATAGATAAATGGAGAGTGGTTAGGCCAGTTATCCGGTCCATATCCACCGCCCACCCATAAGTTATGCACTGAGACATTAATTGTCTGTCCTGCGGCGACAGTGATACGGAACTGTATCGCACGAAGCGTGGAGAGATCCACGAATTGATTACTACCCACCCTGAACAGGTCAGACACTTTCCAGATAAAATCCGTCCACACCTGTTGTCCCAATACCTGTTGGGATGATCCAGATTGTAGTTCCGGCGCGATACCTCCCTCTAGGTTAGTCGCAAACGCCACGTCAGATTCATTCTGTACCTGGAGTTGAATAGCGGCGGTCCTTGCAGAATCAGTGGTCTCAGCAGAGAGAATAATTGGCTGGAGGTCATTAGGACGAAATGATTTCCAATAGGCATTCTGGTTGCCATCTAACGCAGTATGTGTGACCGTGGTATTAGGATCGATATCTAATACTAATTTCCCCTCCACTAACCACTCTGGATGGTCCACATATACACCAACATGGATAAAATCATCAGGTTGGATCGGCACACCACCGATAGCACCAAAATTATACGGGAACGCCGCTGCGGCATTGGTGTAGAAGCTCCCAGTGGCTCCTGTGGACCCACCTGCGATGGTAGATGTCTGCATGGTGGCGGTTAGTGGCTCACCGGCAACGTGAGTGTTGGCAAGGTAGATATAGATGTTGCCTTGGGGTGGAAGAGTGATCCCCGATCCCACACCATGTGAGATGGTAGTAGAGACACGAAAACTGGCGTTGTAGATACCAGTTGGAGCAGGAGTGACAGATATCACCCTCACCCATTCACTTTCAATTTGAATAAGAGAGTTCCTCTCAATGCCATTTAATTGTTGACTAAGGGTAATGGTTGCAAGACCAGTGGCGGCTATAGGGTTGTCGTAGATAATCCCCGTTACGGTTAATGCAGGTGAGGCGTTGGGGACGAATACCTTCTTTGTGTCCTCGACAGTAGCAGACTCCTGATTTCCAGCTCCTCCGTTGATGATCAATCTCATTCCTGTGGAAATAGCGTCAGAGAAACCTCCAGAAGGGGCGATTAGTGCCCAGCCAGATACGCCATTGATATAGAGAATGGTGCCAATGGTAACACCTGTTAATCTATTTCCCAACACTGGATTTGTCGCACCCGTTGCTCCCCAGTTCCCGGCCCCTAGATCAAACACATTCGCAGGTAGGTAATTAGGCGGGGCAAGTTCGGCAGAGGGGATATCAATAGGAGGAGCAATACCTACGTTATATACGGTGTTGTCCGTATCTACCTTACGCATTTTATTGGCGTTGGCGATATATGCCCAGACCCTAGGGGACTGATCAGGACGATAGGGGACGACGGAAAGGGGGTCGCCCGAGTATCCAGTATCGATCTGGGTAAAGCTGTTCACCCCTGAGTAGAGATTTGTCCCCGCACCAAGGAACCTCACGAAGTTCTGAAATACATAATCATTCATTCTAGCGATGGAGTGAACGTTAGTGTCTGCGATAGGAGCCTGCGCTACTCTCACCAATCCCTGTCGTGCCTCGATCCTTCCCCCCTGATAAGATCTAACATTTTGTAAAAGAGGATACTTCCCAGGTGGCACGAGATCCACAGGAGAGTTAAGCTCAACTCCTAAAGATATCGCACGTTTCGAGACGCGCCTGAATTCTTGGCCGATAGATTTGTTAGGTCCTAACAGAGCGGAGAGATCGGATTGCAGAGACATATTAGTTGGGGTTTCCTTTACAATGGATGAAGTATGTCACTGGGAAGGTGAGGGTGGTTGAGGTGCCGTAGGACCCACCGGGTGTGAGGTTCATAGCCCACTGGTTGAGGGTGACGGAGGAGACAGAGGGAGCGATTGCCCAGCCTGCGATGATGGGGTTAGCTCCGTATGACACCAGGGTTGTGTTGGGCGTAGCGATGCACATGGGGAGAGAGTTCCAAGCTGTGGTGAAGTTAAAGGTCGCTGTGGAGGCACCGGCACCGATAAGGACAGAAAAAGACTCATCAGGATTGGGAGAGACGTATTGTTGATGGAAGCCTTTGGAGGTTCCTGACATGAAAGTATTAGGAGTGCGGAAGGTGGTGCCAACCTTTCCAAGATCGAGATTATACACTGGCGCGGAAGCCACCGACCATCCAGGACCGATGCCGATGTTACCTGAGAGGGCGTCAGTGAAGAAGATATTAACCGGCGCAGGGCCGGTACCTTGAATATCCACATCGGGATTGGTATTATCCGTCGCACGCTTTAGAATCTGAAAATTACAATCATTCTCCGTGCCGCCGAAGTTCGCCAGCCAGAACTTCGCATCACTAGCGGCGTTAGGGGTGATGGAGGGATAGCCAAGGTCATATTTACAATGCCTGGGCGGGGAGATACCACCTCCGTTTTCGAAATGAACGGAACCGGTGGTGGGGTTGACGGGTGGTAGGACAACGAGGGAGGATTCAGCTCCGCCATAAAACACTCCTGTGTTATCAATGGATACATGGCCGGTGGTATATACTGACGAAGCGGCATCTACATATAGAGAGTAATCTGTTGCCGATCCAGATGTCTTTTCCCCTCCCACACCGAAGTAATTCTGTCTCTCAACTACCGCTCCGCCTGTTACAGATACTCCACGTGCAGAGACATTAGCGGAGATGTTCACGCGAAGGTCATATGTTCCGCCGAAGACTAGGAGGTTATTGGAGGTGCCGTTACCTTCGATAGAGAGCCCGATCTGGCCGTCGAGGAGGGTGAAATGTACGTCGGTGATATAGTTATAGAAGAAACTATTAAACCCAGCGGTGTTGATATATTTCAGGCCCTTGTTACAATTGAAGAAATCTGCTTTTCTGATAGCAGATTGCTCGGTAAACCCTGGAGAAGTACCAGACGGCGCGATATTCTCCCACTCCATACCTACTGAGTTGGTGGTGGAGAAGTTTGAGAACCGCACGTCCTCATACACAAATCCTAACCGCGAGAACTGATGCACACCGATGAGGTTGCCATTGGCATTACCCGTTGCGTCAAAAAGACATTTCTCCACCTTTCCTGTGACGTAGGGAGGAGTGTTGCCAAACGCAGACACATCTAAGAGATCTCCCGTGCCGGTGTAGAGAAGAGTAGATCCGTTACATTGGAGTTCGGTATATGCGGCAGGGATGGTGATAGTTGATGCCAGTCTACAGGTTTGTTTCTGTGGAAGGAGCACAGTCCCACCATTAGCCAGAGCCGCGTTGATTGCGGGTGCGTCATCTGTCATACCGTCACAGAAAGCGCCAAATAACGTAACGTCATTGTAGAACACAGATGGATCGTTAATGAGATTCCCGCCGAGAGTGAAAGGGGTGGGGATACCACCGTTGGAGAAATTCACATCATAGATTCCATTAGAGGCATAGAATCCCCAGGAACCGTCGTTATTTGCCGTGAAGGGGTTGGAGAGGGTGGTGCCAAGGTTGTCAGCGAAGATAGAAGCTAGGGTGAGAGTACCGGTAATATATACAGTCACCGTACAGGACGGGAAGGATTTCTGCACTACTGTAGTGGAGACAATGGTGTTGGTGATAACGGGATTGTTCCCCGCTTCGCAGTATCCCATGAGCTTTTGCTTGGCGGACATTACCCCGGACGTGATAACTAACATGGCCATGATACGTAGAAATTTATTCATAATCCAGCTCCTTTAACTGTGTATCTGAACGTCTCCTGGGATTTTCCTTCTTCTCTCGTTCTGACCGGTCGGAGAGAACGTCGAAGTTAATGGACTCAGCGCGGAATCGGTCGTTCTGTGTGGCGGCGAGCATGACGAGGTTTTTGTAGAGGCCCTGGGATTGTTTTAGCTCAAAGCTCCCCTCCTTGACATATGCAAGGTGTTGCGCGTAATCAACGATCACATCGAGTACTTCCCTGCCTACCTGGACGTAATTCAACGGCCCGCCGATAGGGAAATTCGGCGTGATGTCGAAGGACATGGAATGGGGTTTGTCATCTGGGATAGGAGTGGTGAGGGCGATATTACCCGCGAGGCCGATGCTGTCAGGAGTCCCTGGAAGTTTGCTCATCCAGGTAGGGTTGGTGGTGTCGAGTTCGGAAATAGAGTCTATGAAACTGGGCACGCCTGTCTGATACCCGAAACGAATGAAATTCGATGTTCGGGATAGTTTAATTCCATCCTCATATCGGGACTGACAGTATTGTGCGCGGCCTTCGTCCTGTCCAGGGCCGTCCTGATAGAAGAGGTCAGCGAGGGCACCGAACTTAATGATCCAGCAATAATCATCAGGGATGCCTAGGACAGTAGCGACATTAGCAGGGTCCAGGTCAGGTAGAGACTCTACCGTGATGAGATTCACCCTACCCACATCATTAGGGGGCGGAGCGAGCTGAAGCACCAATGGCTGCTGCACGAACACTGAATAGTCCGTGGGAACTGCCTGGGGAGTGTTGTACCATTTAGTATTTCCTGCGGTGAGGGAGTAGGGATCGGTTTCCCAGAGGAGGGAATAGTTCCCCTCCCGATCCTTCCACATAGCATGTCTAACATCGATGGTGTTATGGGAAAGTTCGAGAGTGCCAGAGGAGGGAGTTGGGCCTGGGATCTCCACAACCGTGTTAACCATACCAGTCTCCAGGAGGAACTTATTCCTAGATCTCTGAATAGCATTAATCACCTGTTGGAAGGTGAATTGTTCAGATCCTATCCATGAGATGGGGGAGACAGGTTCCTGGAGGGACCGTTGGATATCAACGATTAAATTCCGATCTGTGATTGTCGGAGTGAGGGAAGGGATCAATTTGAATAAGTCGTAGAAGAAAACGTTGGGAGTAGTAGGAATTGTGGCCTTGATCGTATACGACTGGGAGAACGCCTGCCATGTCCGTAACGCCTCCACTACATACCCCTGTATCTCGTCCATCGTCCAAAAACCCTGGGCGCTCAGGCGTAGGAATAACTGTGTTGAGAGCTGTCCCAGGGTTGTTTGGGTATACATTAATCACCGAAATCCTTCCTTTATTTCTTGCTGGAATCGACACCGGGACGGAAATCCTGCTCAAAGGGGGATTCGAGTTTCGCGTTACTGTGCGGCAGAGACACTTCAGTAACCGTCTTCAACACAGATGTGTCCTCTTTAGTCGGAAGGTAACTCGGAAGTGACAACTTCTGACTCATAGAAGTGGGTGAGGGGCAGGGTTTCATATCCCCTTCGAACGGGCCATTAAGGTATTTGTCAGCCATAGATCTCCTTTAATTACATTATATCTAACTATACGTACCCTAATATCCCGTGGGATTGGGCATAATTACTATCGATAGGACCCTGGAAGTCGTAGATGCCGGTCGAGCCTGGGTGGATAATGTCGAGGACGATTTCCTTATCATTACGTTTCGCACCGACGAGTTCGAAATTGTATTTCTTCTCCACTTCAGATAGTGCAAATCTCCAATCAACTCCCTTGAGTTCTGAGATGCGTCCTGCATTCTGCATTGCCCAACGGAATGCGAGTTCCTTGGCCTTGTAGCGGATGAGGTTGGGAGGACATTGGTTAGGGAGGTAATCGTTGAGGCCAAGGTCGATATGCTGACGGACGTATTGTGCCGGGTATGCCTGGAGGAAGGTGGGGTGCGGCCAGAGTTCATATTGTGTGATGCCATTGGTAGGGCCATTGGAAGGTGCACCGTTACCGGTGGGTTTGTATGCGAAAGCGTAATAGGGATAACCCTGGGCACCGCGCAAGGGATCACGCCGGTTCAACATCTCCCGCGTCTGGGTGAGACGGCGACCGGAGATGGTGTAGCCCTGAATGGGATTTAGAATCGAAAGATATCTCAGGAAATCATAGTTAGGAACGATCCCATCTGAACTGGGCGGATCGTAATAACAACGATATATGGCATAAATAGCCGTGGGATCGGTAGGCTCAGTGTAGATCCGGTCCAGGGTCATAATTCCTGTCGAGGGGTCGTAACCGAGGATGTTATAGATCGGCCCATTGGGGAGACGGAATTGTCTCTTGATTAATGGATTGGGGTCGTTAGAGAGGACAAATGGGAGCAGTGTCGCCTGGGCCGCTGAATCAAACGTAACTTGATTACTATATAGGGTGACAGAAACTGTCCCAGTACCAATCGCACCAGGGGTGATCAATATCCCCTCACCGATGTTCCAGCTCCAGAGATAATCCCTCTGGATGGAATCGAGAGCTTGGTTGATATATTTTCGTGCGAACTGATGGGAGAGGCCAGGAACCTCTCCCGTTATCTCAGATGCTAATTCAATTAGCTGCGGCATTATTAGAACCCAAGGAACCGTACACGATAGATAAGGGTAGACACGTCCGTGGTATTACCCACTTCCTTACCGATCCCGGCCACAACGGCTCCGCCAGTGGCCTGAGAGGCGGTGAGCCCCGTGCCAGGAACAGATACAATCGCGCCATTAGCAGCGGTAGAGGTCACCGTGGTTCCGCCAGCCGGAATAGTTCCAGTAGCGGTCCCAGCAACGGTAATGGCACCCGCAGTGCCACCAACAGGAGCGGTGAGCGTGGCAGGAGCGGTAGCCCCACCAGAAGGGAGAAATAGACGGAGCGCCAGGGAAGTCGGGAGTTGGCCGGGAGAGGTTAGAGACGTGAGATCAAATATCGGCAGAACTGCACCACCTGCCTTATTCGACCCTACAATATCCACCCCTTTGAAAGCCTTCAGCCCAACATCCTGAGCATTAATTACATATCCACCTGTGAGAGGATAAGAGGTGTCCAGGGCCACATCGAACATTGTGACCCTAGTTCGTCCCCAAACATCCTCACCATCAGGAACACGAGTGAGAGTGACAGACATTTGTTATATCCTTTCCTTTACGCGACCCGAGGCAGACCCTTGAGAACCACAGCAGTGATCGTCGAGGACACCGGCGCGACAAACGCCACACCGATATACTGCGAGAGACCAACCACCGCGCCACCAGAGAGAACAGCCGTTGCGTCGGTAGCAGAGTTAACCGCCAGCGGAGGAGTAGCCTCGTTGGAGAAAACCGGCTGGCCGATTGCAGGCGTGGTCAGACCTGCGGCGAATTTCACCGAAGCCTTACCAGAGACCTGCATAAACCAGTAGTTCCCGCCAGTGACGATAGACAGCGCCACACCAGCCACTGTGAGGGATGTCGGAGGCACATTGGTGACAATGTAGTTCTCCGTGTCCTTCCAGTAGAGGATCTGGCCCACAGCATACGCCGTGGAGTCATCAGCAAATTTCACATACTGATACTCACCACCGTAGAGGGTCTGAGCAGCGGCAGGATCGGTAACCCGAGCCGCACCAGACGCGGAGAGCTGTTCCACCGCGCCAAGCTGGCCTACGTATTGCGGAGGCTGGTTGGTATACCCAGCCACCACACCGCCAGGAGTAGCGTCACCAGTGGCATTTGCGCCGTTGAAGAATCGATTCGAATAACGAAGAATTCCAGTATTGTTAGCCATATTATTATGTCCTTTTTCCTTTCTTCTTCGTTACGCGTTAATCCCGAAGATCTGCATTTGGAGACGAGGAGCAACGCACTCCAGGTTCAGCGCGGCCAGGATCTGACCAACCACGCGGGTGTTATCCTGCGCGGGTTTGAAGCCCGTGAAGCCGAAACCGTAGAGGGCGGAATTGCTGATCCGCAGCAGCCATTTCTTGGTATTGAACCAATTGAAGACTTCGTTGGGCTGAAGGGTAGTCGCAGTCGGCATATTGGAATTCGCACCAGTCGTGGAATGAGAGGTGAAATTCGCGGTCAGATAGTTCCCCAGGTCAGGGTCGTTCTTACCGTACTTCAAGCTGGGGAAGTAATCATCCTTCATGATCATGGCAGAGTTCATCTTCATGCCGGAGACGCCGAAATAAGGATCACGTTCCTGGGCGAACCGTTGCTGGGGCTGGATACGCTCTTTGATAAAAGCATACACTGCCTTGTTCGACACACCTAGGTTCGGTTCCTCACGGCCAATCGAGGCCGTCTGGTACGTTTCCTCAAGGGTCTGATAGGTGATGGGAGCAGCCGCACCGGCCTGAGAACCGTTCCAGTAAGGGACGGAATTGAGCGCGGAACTGATCACACCGTTACGGGTTGCTGTGCCGTAGGTGGTGAAATAGTTACCGTCCCAGGAATTGGTTACACCGTCATTCATTGCCTCTGCCCAGCCGTTGATTTCCTTGGGCCGGTTGTCAACCACACCACCGCCAGAAGCCTGACCGTGCCGGGCTAGAGCAATGGCGACGATTGCAGAGATGGTATGCATGGCATTGGCCATGTCGGTGTCGATGAGCGAGAACACCGCCAGAGGGCCTTTGTTCAACACTTCCAGATCTTCCAGATATTCAGGAATCGACACTTCGTAGAGCTTCGGATCAAACACCGCACCGGCCAGGGTCTGACGCTTGGTGATGTTGAAATTCTCACCACGAGCATAAGCCCCACCGATCATCGGGTTATAGAGGAAGGTAAATCGCGTGTTAGCGCCACCGGTGAAATCCGTCAGGGCATGGGCACGCATATACGCCAGAAACGGCGTGTCGAGGAAGAAGTTGTCCTCGATTGTGTGCGGATAGATTTCCGCCAGCGTAGTTAAATTGATTTCGTCAAGAATGGGATCAGCCATAATATCTCCTAAATGGGAAATGGATGGTTCGACCTGATCCGTTTCTTCCTAGGCGCTGAGGAGCGGCTTAGGTTTCGAAGCAGAGATCCTAGGTGAATCTCCGAAATGATTGAGGTAGGTTCCTGGGTTGGGAGCTAGGGAAAGGAAATGACTACTTGCCACGAGGACTTTCTACCAAATCCTCTCCCACTACCCATTTCAGTTCTACTTCACGATTTCAATATAACACAATGCCCAGGAGAGATGTCAAATCCCCTGGGCAATTTAGAAAAACTATACCACTTTTTCTAAATATTAATTTTGGTGTCCGCCCTTATATTTCCCGGCAGAGAACGCCGCCATCGCAGCACTCACCCCACCTCCGCCTTCATTACCGGGAGGTTTAAGTCCACCCTCCACCTGGAAAATGGGAGAGCCCTTAAGGTCATCTCTGACACCGGGACGAACATTCCCCGGTAGCATATTCTCTGAATATCGCTTAGTGAGTTCTGCCTGAACACCCTCTTCAATCCGCTTGGCGATAGCAGCGTCGTCGGCCTTTTTGCGGAGATCGGCGTAGTTGTATTTCTCAGCGACGTACTGAGTGAGAGGTTTATTCGCCTTAATTGCCTCCTCGACAAGTGCCCGCGCACCGGGGAGACGCTGACCTGTTAGAGCCTGATGCTCGATGTCCAGGTCATGGATAGAAGCGTCGATGATGCCAGATTCGGCAACTGCACGTCCCAGGTCTTCCTTCTTGACATATCCAGTCGCATCGAACTGTTGCTGATTCTGGTTAGGTTTATTCTTATCTTCCACAGGAGTCACGTCTAAGTCCTTTAACAGTTCATTCGCGTCCAGGCCCATAGATTCAGCGGTAGTACGGAACCGGCCAGTAACCGCCGCCACACGGCGCTCAGAGGCTTCGCGTTCAGCCAGGGCCTTCTTATAATTCGCTTCAGCGCCTTCTTTCCAGGTTCCCAGATCGGTCTGGAACTTGGTAACCGCAGCTTCCTTGACCTTGAGATCCGCAGCGGCTTTCTCAACCGCTGTCTGGGTCTCCTTAAACGCCGCCATCTGTCGGGAATAGTCATCCTGCCGGAGGACTGAACCTTTTACGAAATTGTCTGCTTTGTCATTAATAGCAGATTTAATGGCATTAAATGCCTCATCTGTCAATCCACCCTCTGTCTTAAGCGATTCCAACCAACGTTGCGATTCTGCTGAAAGTGCCATACTGTTTCCTTTTCTCCTTATTTAGAACCTAACTTCCTATCTGCCTTGGACTTTACAATTGCTTTAACTGCTTTGCTCCCGAACTGAGACGCACGGGAGAGGGCGTTGCGGGCGTGAGCTTTGTCATTTATTGGGTAGCTTCCCGGCCCTGGAGCTTTGCTAGGTACTGCGAAATCACTCTTGGGGAGTGCCTTCCTTTCTGACATGGTTAATTTTGCCATAATTCCTCTACTTCTTAACAGGAGTCATTGTGGTAGACAAAGCTCCCATTTTCTTTTGAATCTGCTGCCGATCTTGCGCGGCTTGTTGCATTGTACGGCCATACATATCCGCTCTAGCACTAGTTCTATCACCAGAATTCATACCAGCAGCGGTATTACGCTCATTCTTTTCTGCCACAGATGCGTCTACCATTGTCTTAGTGGCACGATCTAAATCCTGTTGATTATCTGGCATAATTCCTCTAAAACGTTTGCGGTTGCGGAGCACTCTCAGGGGATGCCGAACTCACCGCCACCTTACTCATACTCGCTGTGAGGGCATTTTTCGCGTCATTTAGATCATTAGCCGCCTCAGGATGCTGGGTGGCGAGGGCGTCAATTGCCATATGGAGATTTCTCACCTGTTCCATATACGCCTCCACCTGTTGATCAGGGGTGGGGCCGAGGGGAGTGGCGTTAGGCACACCGCCCACGAGACCTGAGAGTCCAGGAGGAGGACCACCGGGGGAAGGTGGGGCCTGTTGGGGAGAGGGAGGGGTAGGTCCACCTCCCGGCCCGCCTGGGAGAGGAGGAGCGAAGGAGGCCATTGGTTACTTGCCCTTCATCTTTCCGCCCATTTTAGGAGCTTTCTTGCCGTCAGATTTCTTACCGTCCGATTTGCCACCGGACATACCTTTGATTTTGCCATCGACGAAGGGAGTGGAGAGAGCCATGTTATTTTCCTTTCTGAGAAACAGGAGTCATTGGGGTTGAGAGGGGAGATTTATAGGGAGCTTTACTGCCTGCGGGAGTTTGGCCAGCGGAACGTGCCCGTTGGGCGGAGTCCTCTGCCATTTGCGCCATATCTGAAGTAGAATAAGCAGGAGTAGCAGGAACCTGACCGGCAGATCGTGCTTTTTGTTGCGCGTCTCCTGCTGCCTTATCCAACGCCCCTTTACCAAATAAGAAATCAGTTAATTGGTTAGGCATTTTTTCCTTTCGAACCTACCTTGGACGGTAGCCCTTTCGTGGGCGTCGAGGCGAAATCATGGAGGGATTTCTTTGACATTTTGAGTAATCCTTTATTGGAGGGATTGAGTTTCTCAGGTTCATGCTCCGCAATTGCCATAGCGGCCTGTTGTGATTTTGATACACTTGGCATAATTCACCTCGACAACTTCATAATATCACAATAGCCTAGGACCTATAAGACACTATAAACTAGATAGGTTACAGGCTATAGATGTCAAGTTTTCCGTACGATAAACTTGACACTTTAGGAGAAAACACCAACGCCCAGGTCCCGGTGGGGATTGCTGGGCGTTGGGCCAAGGAGGAGGAAACAGCGAGGAGAGCTGTCACTTGTAGTATAGCAAAGTATGGATGTCCTGATACTTCCTCAGGCAGTAGGGAACCTTTCGTATTCCGCGTTTAATCAAGTAAACCATCCATAGATCTATTTTGAGGTGATGGTACTTCTCGTTCCGCCGTCCTTCTGTACGATCTGAGGAGAGCCGCCGTTGAACTCAGGCGGGCGACCGGGGGCGTTCTGACCTAGCGCAGGCGAAGGGGAGGACTGAGGGAGAGGAGCGCCAGATGGAGAGCCCGGAGCCCCGCCAGCGCCGGGAGGGGGCTGACCGCCCGGACCACCGGGACCGCCCTGTCCAGGCTGCGGACCTTGTTCTTGCTGTGCTAACTGCACCATAGCTGCGAAGCGTAGCTGCTCCTGTTGCATAATCAACTGAGCATTGGCCTGGATACTTGCCGATAATTCCCCTTTAATCTTCTCAAACGCCACCCACCGTTGGAACACGGTAGTGGTACCGTCTGGGGGCTGACCGAAATTGGGAATATCGTTGATCTCCGCCATCGTCCAGGGATCGATGGGAATACCGGCCTTTTGGAGTTGGATATAGAGGAGCTTTCTTGTCATTTGTGTAATCTGATGGAGAGAATTAGGAGTGATCTTGAAATATATGCTCCCCATTGCCATGCGGGCGCGGGCAACGTCGGTGAAGGCTGAGGAACGGTCCTTGGCCTCACCGGGCATGTGTGAGGGGGTAAGTTTGTCAGGAGTGAAATAAGAGGTGTCGAGAGGGGTGATGCCGTCCTTACCAAGAATCTGGATACGACGTTTAGCCGTGTAGAACTGGAAGAACATGCATTTGATCATTTCTCCTAATTGTCCTAGTGCCGCTTCCATATTCCTGGAGATAGACGTAACAATCGGCCCCGCCATTTCCATGATCTTTTCTACCGTATCTGAACTTGGTATCTGCTGCGCCTTCGCCAGGGCCGAGAAATCCTGCACGCCTGATAGATATTTTTGGCTTTCATCATTTCCCTTCACCACCTCCAAAATCCATGACGGAACATCGTAATACTGCGGTTCCAGAATGGGCCGCATAGGACGGTCACCAACGGTGAAGTCCACGCCTACCGCTTGACCTGGGACGCGAGTGTCAACGGACTCAACCAGGGACTTGCTGAGGGTTCTGTCATCAAACATCATCGGCGGGCGGAGACGAGCATTTGCAGAGTCATCAATAGCTCTGCGGATGGTGTTAGTGGACTGCTCGATGGAGTCCAGGTCTCTCGTCATCGAGTATCCTAGGAACTCCCATGCCCATTCGTCAAAGGACATCTTCACTATCGGCACCATCCCATGCCACCAATATGAAGTGTCATCGCGGAGGATGCCGGAGTTGCACCATGTGATGAGGCGACGAAATGGGTAGATCATCGCATCCTCAGGGCTGGCTTTCCTAAACCGAGGCGTCCCATCAGGATTAGTCCCATCAGGGATGTTAGATCCTAACACGGGGACTACATATGACCAGGAGGTTCCTGGTTCACCCATCACCAATTCGTCAGGACCTTCGTTAACCGAGAGATCTAGGAGATATGTTTGGTAGATATCCACTACCGGGAAGGAGGTATCAGCGGTCCTGTTTGGTCTCTGATCGGCTGCGAATCGGTTGAGTACCGGGGAGAGATAGGATTTTAGCCGGGTGAGTCCACGACGCAGGCCAGAGGGAGATTGCCGATCTGGGATGATCTTCCCTGCCATTGTCGGGAACATGGCGCGGGCGAGGTTGATGGGGACGGCTTCGCGGAGACTCACACCGTATGCACGTTGGAGATCGTTATCAGCCGGTAACTGCACTGGGAGTACATCCTCAGGAGAATACACCTTAAGAACGATCTCACCACGTCCCCGCACCCAGTAATTACTCTTCCAATCCGGCCCGATATATCCAGTGCCGAACACACCAGCATACTGTAGACACTTCTTTATCTCAATATCCGAGAACGTTGACTGATACCAATTGATCAGGAGCTTGTTCAACATCTCCGATTCCTGAGCCAGTTCCTCATTGTCAGAGGCATATCCCCAGAGCGGGCGGAGATTGGACATGGTAGAGACCACGTCCCTGATAATTCTCTTCTGAAGATTCACATTGATTTTGGAAAGCTGCTGGGGGATCTTCCCCCTCTGCATACCGGCCACGATATTCTTGACGTTGGGAAAGTCCATATATGCAGTTTGGTTCCTGAGGAATGTCTCCCCTTCCCGAACCGCATCCTGTAGCCATCCCAGGCGGATATCTTCCTTCAACAACCTCGATGGTACAGTGTATGAATTATACATGATTATTTCCTAGATCCTGAATGTCCCCAATCGTTAGCTTTGTCTTCATATCGCACGCGGTTGGAGGAATCATTGGTGAATGCCTCAACATAGAACTGAGGGTTGGAGTCTGAACGGGACTTCTCCTGCCGTTGGCGGGAGACCTCTCGCATGGCGTCGAGGAAGCGTTTGCCCTTAGGGGACAGTCCCTGCCTCGTCACCGGAGTACCATCCTTCTCTATCCCTTGCCATGTTCCGCCATTAGCAATAGCGTCTAACGCTCTCCTATTCTCCGCTAATTGTCCGTCCAGGAATTTCTGCCTAGTGTTCTGAAACTCCTTCGCCTGAACCCTATCCCTAGCGTTCATCTCATTCTCAAACTGCCTCACCTCTCCTATCGTTGTGAGTTCGACTTTACGAAATCCCTTAGGAACTCTTGCGTTAACATGACCAGGGAATCGCACATTTCCTTGGGCATCCTTATGAATAACGACTGGGGAAAAGGGCTGTGCGGATCGGGAGGTGTAATGGAAAGAAGGATGATATCGGGCAGGCGATTTGCATTTGGAATGGCCACAGGTAACCTCTTCCTGAAACTCACGGAGGAAATGCTCCGTGATATGTCCTTTGGGACAGATATAGTCATATGCGATCATTTTCCCTCGTCTCCTTTAATAGTCTCTTCACGAGATCCTGGGCTACTTTTCTCCTCTGTTTGCGATTGAGGTGCGCGACAACTACTGGGTTAGCTCCCAGGAAGTTCTTCGCCTGCACCATAAGCATCTCCCGAGTCATTTGCCTTGACAATCCTCTGGGTTCTGTTTCCATACCTTTATTCTACCTTTCCTCGTCCCTTGGCGTCCATATCATAGATCCTGGACCGCGCAGGTCCTCGTTGTCGTAGGGGTTGACCACGCGGTAGGTGTAGGAATCTAACGGTGAGTCAGTTGCCGGTCCCATTCCTTGCTCACCTGGAGAGAACTTAGCAAACACTACTGGGGTGGCTAGGTCACGTTGGGTGCGTTCTTTCCACTTATCAGCGTGTCTAGTTTCAAGAGCATGTAGACTAAAAAGCACAATCCCCATAGACATTATTCTGTCGTCATGAGCACCCGCAACAGCCTCGATTTTCTGTTTCTCATAATCCAGTTGTAAATCTCCCATTTCATTTATGAACCAAGGGGAGTTGATATCGAGCCAGCCTGAATTCAATGCGTCAAGGAGCATGTCAATTACCATCGGTCGGGACCATGAAGTGGTGTACCATCCTTCCCGCGTGGCACTCGCCTCTTGGTTCATCATTTTTCTGTCGTATCTGACCCATCGGTGGAAATTTCTCCATCCGCGCTTCTTAAGCTCGTTATGAACATTTTCTCCGTTAGCGGCCATCTCAATAACTTGTTTTGCTTGGCGAATTTGACCACCAATAGAAGTGCTGTAGAGAGTACCAAGAGCAAGATTGATAGGCCATAAATTAAAGCTATTAACGGCGTCACTAGCAAACTCAAGAACCTGTGCATCATTGCGTTCAGCATCTCCCTTCCTCAATATCTGTATTACCGATCTGTCTTGTCCCTGTCCATATCCTGTGTCGGTGCCGATGCCGTAGGTGAATCCTGGTCTGGGCGGTTCGTACATAAGTATTCTACCGTTAGGATCAAATACCCCACTACCCCTATGGAGCAAAGGAACAAGGCGATAATCATGAGCAGGTTGTGTCGGTGCCCACTTGCAGTGAATATCAATGGGAGGTGTATTAGGATCAATGTCCCTAGGGTTAGCCTGGAGAGAAGGAGGAATCTCGGTTTGATCGGCCTGGATACCGTAGACTCCATAGGGGAATCTGGCATTTTCTCGGAATTCAGAGAGCACTTCCGCATCGAACACAGATTTTTTATTTGCCTGAAATGCCTCAATGTCATCCGCGCATAATTCCGCATAGAAATCTCCTAGTTTCTTTAGTGCCGCGTATTCCTTCCTGGTCACCCACCAGAACCACATCTGTTTCCTTGGCATCTCCCAATTTGCACCGAGGAATTTAGTAACTAGTTTGTTTTGTCCGGTTCTGACGTAATTCTTTGCGCGTTCGGCGTGAGCAAGTACGATATTCTCAGGCTCCCATCCGATAGGGATTGGATGTGCTTTGAGCCATGTGTCGGTAGGGTAGATGTCGGTGCCGACATACCAGGGAAGGAATCCTGGACAGAGACGGGAGGTGTGGGTGGGCCAGTTTTCGATGTTGAAGAGCCATTTGTTGTGCCAGTAATTGTATCTACCAGCAGCAGTTGATTCAAGTACTCCGAACACTCGCGGAGAGTCGTGAACGGCCCGTAAAAGCGCGGCATCGATGAGTGCTTCTGGATTCCTATAGTCACAAACCTCTGAGAGATGAAAGGTAGTGGGAGTCGCGCCACGAGCCAAACCAGACATCTGAGTACCATGTTGTATTGAAATCGCCGAATTCTGTTTCTTAAACTCAATTAATTCTCCTGTTCTCTGAGCGGTGACCTCAGGTACTAACCAACCGGGCTGGTTATTGAAACATATCACCATTTTATCGGCCATCTGCGAGGATTTGTCGGGGTCGGAAGAGGCGACGAGGGCGTTAGTGCGAGGATAGAAAATGGTCTTCCAGAGGATGATGAGTTCAGTAATGGTAGTTACACCTAACTGTCGAGCCTTAAGGAACTGGATTAGTATCGCAATTTCCATCTCCTCTAACTCTGCGAATAGATCCAATGCCATGCGTTGGGCGATATTGGGATTGAAACGTACTAATTCCCCTTCCCAATTAATGATAAACCCGTACCGGGTGGCCCAATAGACAAAATCGCACCGGCACATATTTCTCTCGTTCCGTATCCACCGAACCTCATCGGTGGTGTAGGGACGGGTAAGGATATGCTTGCCCTTCTCATCCTCTGTCATAAGAGACTCCAAATGGGCATTCGCCTGGGCTACCTGGGCGATGGAATGGCGCTGAAGGGAGAATGAAGCGGGGAATAGCGGACGGTTATTACCATCGAAGGGGGAGGATTTAATTATGGAATTAGTCGCCTCGACCCGCGCGAGTTCAATGATCCTAGGACTGAACATGGACCACTTCCTCAACTTCAGCGTCGATGATGGACTCAGCAGGGGCAGAAATGGCCTTAGGGGCAGATACAGAGGACATTGACGCATCTCCACGGATCGCACGAGAGGCTTCTATCCCGTCATCTTCGAAGGAGGGGAGACCTGGGATGTTTCCCATCTCTACCGATCCTCCACGGTTGGCGATTAGAGTCTGGTGGCGGTTATCAATCGTGATTCCCTTGCTGGTAGGAAGGAACCCTGACGCTTCTAATAGCATTTTCTTCTCCTGGGTGCCAAACGGCGACATGGATTGGTCGATAGTGGCCTCAACCACTCTAGGATGCGCGATAGCGGCGGTGATCTTAGCGATGTCCGCCGATCTGTTCCAGAGGGCAGGAATTGCCTCTGCCAAGAACTCTCCAGGAGACATATCCGCCGCACGGCAGAGGTCTTCCAGGACAATACTCTGTTTGTCTGTGACTGAGGCACTATCATATGCGAAAACGAAGCGTTTAAACTTGATATTTACGTCTATCAGCAGCCTCGCCGCGTTAATTGCCGTTTCTTTGCCTCCTGCGTGGCGGAAAGCATAGGCTAGGGTGTTCTCAAAGGGCAAAATAGCAGGAGAATCCACCCGTTTCGGGGTTTCATCTCCCTTTCCGAGACGTTTGAGTACCCTTTTCTCCGCTAATTCGTCCCTTTTTGTCTCTTTTAAACCATTCGGACCGGGAGTATTCCCCTTTTTGGGCGGATTCGCCTTATGAATCTCCAATCCCTCCTTCGTCGCCACGTCTACGTTACTTACAGGGGTTCCATGAATGGATTTTCCTCTTCGTCCTCTTGATATTCGGACATAGCCTGAACTAACGCTTCCCTTGTTTGGTCCGGGGACAGGCCCTGTTCCTCGATTAGAGTCTGGAAGTTTTCTTTTACCCATAGTTTATTGTTGTCTCCGTAGGTGACGAGGGATTCGAGGCCGCGCTTGCGTAGTTGGGGATCGATGAGGGAATCGGTGATGGGTGGGGAGAGACGCTCAAGAGCGGAGGCTATCCGCTCTAGGGCATCTGAGACACGAACTAGGTCGATGTTGAACATCACCCACCCCGCTGCGTGAGGGATGATGAGTCTACGATATGGTCATAGTCCCCAGGATTGTCAGTTGCAGCCCGTGTAGCGATTGTCGCCTTTCTTGCGATCCGTTGATCACTCCATCTCACGTTAGGATCACCTTTTCTACCTGCCTGAGGGACGTTGTCCCTTGACGTTTCCGTCTCCACCAACCTCTCCTCTACCTGATCCAGGCGGGACTGGAGGGGGGCTAGAGCCTGGGTGAGGACGGATTTGAGGTCTTCGAGGGAGAGGGAAATAACATTCTTCTCTGCGGCCTGAAATACCCCTTCTTGTGGAATTTCCTCTTCCATTACTTCTCCTTCTTAGCCGGGAACTTCGGCATCACAGGCTTGTCCACGAGGACATCTCCTGCACCTTTAACCGTGGTGGGAATGGGCTGGTTGGATTCGATTCGTGCTTTGTCTGGGGTGTCTACTATTCCCGAAGACTTAAATTCTTCATCCACTCCCGGCAATAGTGCATCAATCTCAATCTCGTCCGCAATCTTAGTATCCAACCCCTTGGCAATTACCACAGGCTTCGCGTCCATTGCATTTTGTGGATAAGTGCTAATCGCCACCTCAAATGTATATTGAAACCAAGGATGGCTCAGATGGTTCCCAAACTTATCCGACTTATCCAACTCCTCTTCAATCTTTGCCAGGAGGAATTTCTTCAGTTCCGGCCCTGTGAGTGCGTTGAATTGTGCCATTAGTCCTCGTCCTCTTTCTCTACTTCTCCTGTACCACCACAATCAATGCACTCTTCCATATCATCCGCACCGCAATACCCACACGGTTGTGTTCCAGACCCATTACAGCCCGGACATTCTTCCATTTCCTTCTCTTTAACAACCTTTTTCTTTGCCATATTCATTCTCCTTATTTACTAAAATCCGGTGGCGTCTTCCTGTCCATCCAAAACCCTGGTTCCTTCATTGCTTTCGTCAAACCCCACACCTCTCTGATTCGTCTCCATTGATACTGTCTTGGCCACGTCCCGTCTGTCCTCTCCCACCGGCTTATAGTTAACCCTGAGACTCCAATCTGAAGTCCTAACTCTACCTGAGTTATCTGCAACTGCCGCCTCAATGAGCGCAATAGCTGACTTAATAAAACTTTCCTTAGTTTCCCTGAGGCAGATTTTCGTGAGTTCGTCCATGATTTCGGATCGTGTTTTCTCCTGGTCCATATTATCTTCCCCTTGTTATCTAACTTCCTTGTTACCATCTGTTCTCAATATAGCACCCTGTGTTTCCAGTTCCTCCTGAAGAAGTGCAAGTGCTCTCCATGCGAGTTTCGCGGTATGAAGCTGCCCGTCTGTGTCGATCATCCCCCGTTCCAGGCCATGCCGGATAATACAATCCCAATGGTCCTTGCTCTTTCCTCGGTTCCAGTGCAGTGGTTGGCCAGGGTTATGTTGGTCGTTCCCCGCCTTACTTACCCTCGCTATCTCTGCCAATGCCAATGGGAAATAATCCAACACTCCTGTACCGATGGGAACGGCTTTTCGCTCATCTGGCTGTTTGGGCAATAAAGTAAATTTCTGATTACTGGGACAATCTTCTTTAACACCTCTCATAATCTCCTCCCCTTCGTCAACTCCCTCTCTAATATCTTCATCCCCTCCCCATCATGCATCCAAGAGGAATTCCAGAGCCTAGGGAAGAGTATAGCGTCTCCTCCAGCCTGTTTGAACTCCACTACATTCCTGTCTCTGTCGTCGATGAGAATTCTCTTCGGTCCTGCCAGGAATCCCTTGGCTGAGGTGAAGATCATGTTCTTCGCTAGACGGGGATAATTCTTATCCATCCATGCCCGCTTCCCAGGAACGCTCCCAGCATCTCTACTTGGCGCGGTGAGAATTGCCACGTTGTCCGCACCGAACTCCCTACACACCAATCTCACTATCCTATCCGCTTCTGGGGTCTTATCAATCCCTGCCCAGAAGTCCAAACTCTCCCCCTGGATCGGTGCCCAGAATTCCTCAGGTGTAATTCCCCAGACCTTCTCGGTATTGAACTCTCCTTGCGCGGAAGGATTATTAACGTATGGATTGGGACGGTTATGTGCTTTACATATCGCCTTCATGAAATCTGCTATGACCCCATCCATGTCAAGAAATGCTTTATACATATCTACTGTCCCTTTCCTCTCTGGATAGATCGGAAACTCCAATCCCATCTCCCCTGTTGATCCCGGCATCTTTCCATCCTTCCTAAACCTAGACGCTTGATAAATCGATTAACCGTGCGTCGGTTGATATCTAATGTTAAAGATATCTCCTCAATTCTCTTCCCGGCTAGTAACATCTTTCCCATCTTGATTATCTTCTCAGGAGGAGTATAGAAGGTCCTAGGAGTGCGCTTGATCCAGTTCATCTCCTTTATTTCAGCAGCGGAAAGATGGCCTCCTGGGGTTTCCACTGGCTTATGTCCTGTTTTGGGAAGATTATTATACTCATCCCGGCTAAAATAATCCTTTTCTCGACTCATCGTAGCGTCATCATCCACTTACCATTAGGTTCCAACACCAATCTCCACATCTGGCATTCGCCTGCCGGGAGTCCCATGACCTCTGCGTATGTACCATAGTGCTCAAGGAACGAGGATGACATCACACCGCAGTATTTCTCCGGTACAATCGCACCGTCAGGCCCGCGACGTTCTCTCACATCACCGATCATAAGAACATCATGTAAATGCCCTACCCAATACACTTGGGAATCTCCCTGTGTCATGAACCTATGTATCATCTGAGCCTTCGCGCCCTTGGTCTTACTCCCTGTCCCACCGTGCCAGAGGGAGTTCTTGAACGGCTGATGTCCGCCGTAGTTGATGTCTACGAATTGCTTACCAGAGGAGTATGGAATACGTAGGAGGGTGGCGATGAGGTGGCCAAGGTCCCCGAATGCTTTGCTGGACCGGCGTTCATGGTTCCCGCCTACATATCCCAGTACCCGGTGCCGGATCGGCATGGCAAGCTGGACGAATTTATACACCTGCCCCTGAGGTTCCTCTGTGTTCTCATATGGCGAAGCAACTGAGAGTGCCGTGGCCGCATCTACCATGTCCCCGCCGAAGAATACGAAACGATTGGGTTCCGATAGTATCCACTCTCGATACTCAATGAATTTATCCACATTACACGCCAGATGCCCGTATTGTACGTCGGTGAGGTGGATGATTTCTATCCCATCTGGATAGTCTTTAGGATCAAAGTTCGCAGTGACATACTTACTCTCATCGCCAATCTTCATCGTGAACTGCATGTCCACAACGTCAGGAGGTGAGTCCTTGGTGAGGCTGGCTAGGAAATCCTGAGTAGATGGGACATTCTGTGGCTTGTGCATTTAGATGGAATTCTCCTTTATTTTAAGATATCTTCGGCGGGAAAGTGTTTTCCATTTACATTGTTCTGACCGCATATAGGTGAGATGAGAGGGGGAGTGCTTACAACTGCCGCAGCGCAAATTTCTAGTATGGACATAAAGGGATTTGTTACAACGTCGAGTAGGGTGATTTCTGCACGCGATAAACTCACTGTCCCACCTTCTTGCCCTTTCTTCCTTCTTCTCCGGGGTATCGGCCTTTCTTTTGGTCCTTTGCCCCGTCTTCATAGCTCCAGATAATGGCATCGGTAAGCTCCGTAACTACCCTCTCCTCATGTGCCATACATTTATCGAGTGCATCACCTGATTGTCTCTCTGGCGACCATTCCCGCATCTCATGAACAAGGCAGTGAACAAGTTCATGAATCACCACCTCAGCGATCCTCTTATCACTCTTCCCATTCATTAGATTCGTATGGAAGGTAATCGTCGCATGTTTATATGACCAATCTGGGATACACTTTGCTAGGGTGTTCCCAGAGTCGTCGTCACGCGTAAAATCCACCCGTATGTCCCAATGTCGCAGTCCAAGGCGTATGGACCACGTTCTGAATAGTTTGATTATTTTGTTTCGCGTGGTCCGGTATTCCTTATCTGTCATGGAGGGTTAGGCTTTCGTGGAGGGGAAGGAAGGAGCGTTGACGTTGGCCATTGCCTTGCCAAGATCTACCGATGCTTTTGTGGGCACGTCCAGACTCGGTATCTTCCCAGTCGCTTGCAACACCCCAATCACACCCTCGATAATCTGCCCGATACTAGTCGTCAACAGTGCCTTATTTGGCATGTTCCCGGCGGTCACCATTCCCTGGATCTCAGATATCACCGCTGACACTAAACTCCCTGCCGGAGCACCACCAAATGCTGTTGCCGCGACCGGTGCCGCAACTATCGCCACCTTCTCAATATCCCTCGCCGCTGTGCCAAAGAAACTTTTCCAGCTCATATTATCTCTCCTCTTTATTACAGATCGACCAATCTCTTCCAAACAAATCCAACTGGTTGGGTGTCCAAGGAGACCGCCTCCCATCTACTCCACGCAGGTATAAGTATGGATGTCCCATTTTAGAATTGAAATCTGGCTCCTGCATACCTATTCCCATCCCTCTGCCATTCCACCCAGCACGGAAGATCTCAGCCTGTGGAAACTCCAATAGCTGATTAAAGACATCTCCAAATGTCATATTTTGTCCTCTATTCTTTCTTTTCTCTGTTTCCCCTTGAGCATACACTCAATACAAATCCCCTTGTCTTTAAGTATCGTTGATTTAAACGTGTTACAGGCCCTACACGTCACCTGCTCCACTGCCGGGTGGAACCGCTCCACGTATTCCGCCTGGGTGAGAACTCTCGGTGCAGGAATGGTCTTTATCCTCTCCAGGCCCTCTTCGAAGATATCATCGAACCAATCTCTCCCCACCTCCTCTTCCTTCATTTATTTCCCTTCACCATCGAGATATGCGCTGAGTTCGATGAGAAAATACACCAATCCCAGGATCGACGCCGCCCCAAAGACAATCATCAATATCCCTAACGTCATCTCAGATCCTTCCTCTTCCCCTTCACCTGTACGGCCTTGGTGAATATCGGGAGGTCCCCAAGTGTCGCAGGGGTGATTCCATCCCCGAGCCCTACCGGCAGTATCCCACCGGCCACATATGCGTCCATAGCGAGTTTGCTACAGAACCACCGCTTGGTGCCGTAATATGTGTCCACAGTTTCTATACCAATTGCGGACAGAAATGCCTGGAGCTTCGAGTATGGCTCACCTACATGTCCCATTAGAAACTGAATGAGGTTTCCTCTATCCAGCCTCGACACTGCCGAAGGCGTCAGGTACCGGACCCATATCTGCCCTGGATAACGGTCTACCCAGTCCTGGAGATGATGCGCGGCCACTCCGTTACAGCCGTTGAGGGTCGTGGCCTCGACTAGGGTGATAGGGGAGATCATCACGGCACAATGAGACACCGCATGGTTCTTTTTGTCAGTGTTCCACTTGATTAGGTCTGAGATGAGATTCTTCCCCCCGAACAGAACCAGATCCCCAGGGAGGAGAGGGGTAGGAAGGGATGAAAGATCGCCTGGGAGGTCTGGTTCAGAACAGTGGTCGAAGAGATGGTTGTGGAGAGGCGAGGAGTCGAGGATGTAGCCCATAGGTCAATATATCTCCAAGTAACTCACAATCCTCCAATTCTGGTACCCCTCCGGCCACATGCCACCTGGGTCATATATCTCCCCGTCCCAGGCCAGCATCCAATGGCCGCGCTCTTTCCTGCCCTCTCGTTTGTTCCCTGCACGGGATATGCAGAGAATGGCACGCTTTGGGATGACCCCTTTTCGTTTACCAATTGTCTTTAACCTATCCGCCACATCCATCCCCAGACCGCGTAGGGCGTCCCTGACATCAGCGGTGGTTGTGCCGAACTCGTGGCCGATGGTATCAATTGCCTTCTTGACGCTCACCCCCGCCGCCATCGCCACACATACCTGCCCGCAGAGGGCCGAATTTTCCGGCTGGAGGATGAGTTTCATGGATGGGTCTCCCTGGTTCTATTTTACCAATTCCCTACCCTTGAACATGACACGGTTCGTTCGGCCCTGGGCACTCGCCCCAGTAGTCATAACTGGCCTTTTTGATCCATTCTTGACACAGATGGCACCAGACCTCCCCGGCCTCTTCGTATGTACCTTGCCCGCCGTCGAAGACGTGATGCTGCATGTCTCTCATCTCCCCTCCACACCCCATTAGACGCTACCCACCCTTCCCCAGATGCAGAAATTAACGCTGGTGTGGACAGACTCCGCCATTGAACTCGCGCCCAAAATTGCAGTTGTAGCAGAGAATTCGTATATCCGGCCTTTCCCCTCTCAATACTGCCCTAAACATCGCCATCTGCTTCGTGTCCGTCCTCTCCTTACTACCGTCCCGATTAACGTGATCGATAGTTAGAAACGCTCTATGTTCCGTGTCACAACAAGCACATTTCGGCCCCAGGTACTCAAATACCCGCTCTCGTAGAACCTTCTTCACCAATCCTTTCTGCGGCACCTTATATTTCTTCGCAAGAGCCTTCCTATGCTCTACACATTTCGTACATCTAACCGTGCTCTGCGTCGCCTTGTTTGCCCCACAACTAATACAAATACCCTCTGCTTGTCTTTCCGCCCGCCATTTTTGCCAATATAAGTTCTTGTCCATGATTTAATTATACCATAGACAAGGAAAGAGAAATTGTAAAATAAAATTATTTCTCTATCTAGGTAATTTCACAGGCCGGGTAGGGTCTACCCTTCGGACAACTACGATAGGACAAGGACTTTGTACAACAGAGTGGTTTGTCATGGCACGGCGTCCGCTATGTTAGTGAGTACGCACAAGCTGTGAAGGAGTGTGAAGATTCGGCACAGGTGTGAAAGATATTCACGTACTAGTACTAATAACTACTATGAGATACAAATGGCAGGGGACGTGCAATATGTCCTGTGACGGGACATCACGAAGGAGATATTAACCTAT